TGTACTTCCATCACCTTTTGTAAACGTAATTGTGTTTGAAGATACAGAAGCAGTGGTTAAAAGTGAAGATGTATTAGCACTGGGTAAAGTGACTACCGATCCAGTACCATCTGTAATATAATCGCCGTTATCTGATAATTGCAGTAATCTTTGAAATGTACTGCTTATGAATTGGCCCGTAAAATTGTCTTGTGACATTCAATTTATTTAGATAATTTATTGATTACTGCATTAATTAATTGTAAACGTTGAGACTCTGTTAATTTATATCGATTAACTATATGGTGTCCTAACGTATTTAAAGTTTTCTTATTCTCTGACAAATTATATATTGTAATATTTCGTTTATTTAATAATTTAATAAATTCTTCCGTAATTGCCAATAATTTATTAACATTTGACTTGATATTTTTTACTTCAGATACTATTACTTTTGCCGTGCCTTCATTTTCTAATAATGTTTCATTAAAATTTGATTTAACTTCAACGGTAATCTTTTTAGAAGTTTTAACTTCAAATTTATCGCTCCATGGCTGAAAATATGTATCTTCTGCAATAACTTCTAATTTAGCAGTGCCTTTAGTATCTTCTGATAAATAATTACGTAATTTGTTTACTGGTATAGTGCATTTACCGTCTGAATTTATTTTACCATAAAAAATAAAATTCATATTCTCTGACTCTAAAACTAAACGAGCTTTAGAGCTGTTTATACTTGCACCTTGCAATGATATTTTACATTCAAATACTTCTGATTTATCCGTAAAAAATGTATACATATTATTCTACCTTTATATCTACGTTTAACACTTCCTTAATAGCAAGTTTAACGCCTTTAGCAATTACTTTAATATTTTCTTTTTTATACTTTGATTCTTTATATTCTTTCCCTTCAATCCGTGCAACTAATTTAATAAGAGTTTGTTTTTTCTTTTTATCTAGCCCGCCATATATATCTTCAAAATCTCCGCCGCCATTTTCTAATGCTTGAGCAATTTCAATTAATATAAAAACTTCTTCCCAGGTATACGGATTATTGTCCCATTGAATAGGATACGTCGTTTGGTCCCAGGTTAAATATTGTTTTTTATATTCTGTCATGAATAATATTCTTTATAAATATCTAAAACTAAAGGAACTATAGGATGTCTATGGTTTTCCTTAAGAGTAATTACTTTTACGCCGTCTACTCTTGTTTCTAATATTTTAAAGAAATCAATTCCTGATTCTTTTTTATTTCGTAAGTCAATTTGCGAAGTATCCCCGCAAAAAACCATTTTACTATTTAATCCTAAACGTCCAATAATCATTTCCGTTTGGTTATGATTAACGTTTTGACATTCATCGACAATAACAAAAGCATTAACAAAAGTACGTCCTCTTACAAATGCAAATGGCAATACTTCAATTTTTTGTTCTTCTACTAATTTATCAATAAATGCTTTTTCATATAACATGTATAAATTAGCGTAAATAGGAGCCAACCATGGATCCATTTTTTCTTTCATTCCTCCTGGAAGAAATCCTATTGGATCTGCTGCTTCTACTACAGGACGAGTAATTATAATCTTCTCTACTTGTCTAGTAAAAAACATATCCAATGCAATTTGACACGCTAATAATGTTTTACCGGAACCAGCAGCGCCTTTTAAAAGCGTAACGGTATTGTGCAATATTTGTTGTTTTGCCTGTTTTTGTTCTTCATTTAACGTAATATTAAATTTGATAGGCCCTTTTGGTTTGCGTTTGTTCAAATTTGAACTCGCATTTTGCTGTTCCATAATATATAAAATTAATAATTATTTTCATTTTCAATCATATATTCATATACGCTATGAATATAATCAGATGATAAAGTTATATAAGCAGATACCCATCCTGGTAAATTTTGTCCTTCTTGTATCATATTATATAATTCTACACCATTTTTAAGCATATCACGAATTTCCGCTTTTGCCATTTTAGCTTCATGATCATGATGTTCATTTGGTAAAAAGTTAGTTATTTCTTCTTTTATAATTTTATTAACTAAAGAGCGTACTTGTTTATTCTTATCCATAAATAAAATCCTTTAATATAAATATACACGTTCTATAAACAACGATCTATTACAATCAATAAAAGAACCGCCAAACATAAAAAAAGGGGATATTTCTACCCCCTTTTATTAGTTATATTTAGATTAAACTAAATTTAAACCATGCACTTTTACTAAACCATAGAATTCCGGACGAACCATCTTCTTAGCGTAGCGAGTCATTACACCCTTACGTGGAGTGAAGTTAGTCGGATCATATACAAGCGGAGTCATAATCAATGGAATATACGGAGCATATACAGCGCCTGTTTCAAGGAACTGAGTACCACGATATCCTAATAAGATTAAGTTTTCAGTCATATATGGGTTCTTGTATACTGTGAAGCGGTTAGCAATAGCACCAACTTTCGTTACGCCCATTGCAAATTGCATTTTGTCACCGTCTGTAGAAGCTGCATATCCAGGAATAGATTCTAAAATAGTACAAACATCAGGAGACGTTACAAGGAAGTTAGCACCACCACGCATTGTCTTTTGATGAATTTTATTACTTACTTTCTGAATCTTAGTTCCTAAAGTTGAATACCAAGTACCTTGGTTATAAGCTAATGCATTAGAGTTACCAGCAGTAACGAATTGATCTGAAGCTAAATCATATTCATATCCGACGCGTGCTGACCAGTTATCCGTAGTTACTGCATTTTGGATCAACATATCAAGAATTTCAAGATCAATTTCTTGCGATACATACTCAGATAACATTGAAGTTAATTCAGCTTCAGCGTCAATTGAGTGATATGCATTCAAGTCTTGAGCAAATTCAGGTGTCCAAACTGCCTTTAACTTACGTGTCTTAGCAACAATTGCTTCAGAACGCATTTCAACGTTAATTTCTGGGATATTAATATCACTAGTTGAGCTAGGATTTGAATCTTCAAAATCGCCACGGTAATTTGAACCACCTTGACCTGCAGTAATGCCATTTGATGCATCTACACCACCTGGCTGCTTTTGATATACAGCATACATAGTAGCTGCAGAAGCTAATGTAAATGTAGAAGTAGTACCACCAATTGATCCAGATACAACGAATGTAATAGTGTTTGCAGATGCATCATATTTCGTAAATTGCGGGAAATATGTATCTACAACACCTGTAGAAGATCCTGAAATCTTAAATGCACGTACACCATTAAGATCTGCGTTAGTTGCAAACCCTGTTGCAGACATAACGATTTTCTTAAAGTGATTTAATGCGATAGATGCGCTATATGCAGCATAGAATTTAGAATCATAGTTCCAAACATCATCATCTCCACCTGTTCCAACTAATGTATAAGCATTAGCGTTAGTAGAAGAAATAGTTCCAGTCGAACCTGTTACAGTTAACGTAGATACTGCTTCGTTTAATGAATAACCGAAACGACCAGCACCATAAAGACCGCCATTTGCATCACCTGTAGTTTCTGTAATACCAAATACGCTATTGTTTTGGAATGAAGAACGTGAGTTACGAGTTGATGAAGTATTGAATCCAGGTTGAGCTGTACCATACTTGAAATCAAGATAGAATACAAGACCTGAAGGTAAATTCATTGGCTGTACAGAAACGAATTCTTTAGCAGCGATTTCAGCAAAGATACGACGTACTAATGGTAAAGCAACGCCTGCCCATTGTTCTGCGTTATCAGCACCTGCAGTTGCAGAAGCTTCTGAAATTAATTGTTTTGCTTGGTTCTCTAATAGGATAGCCGTTCCATGACGCTCATAATCCTTATCAAGACCTTCCAAAAGACCTGTCTTTTCCCATTTGTTGACAAGACCTTTTGTCTCTTCCATTTGGCGACGGATCATTCCGTTACTTTCGCCTAAGATATTTTTTAAAGACATTTTATCTCCTTTTTTGTTATTTTATTATTTAATTAAACCAGCTAATTTTTTGAAACGGTTAGCTAAAACGTCGCCTTCATTTAATACTGTTTTTTCTGCAGGTTTCGTAGATCCTACCGGTTTAGATGCAAAGCTTTCTTTAATTGCTTTTTTATTTCTATTACCAGTAAAGTTTTCTGCTAAAGCAGTAAAAAGAAGTTTTACTTCACGAAGATTTTGAGCTCTGTCAAAGTTTTCAATAACCTTAAGCTTTTGATTTTCATTTAAAGAATATGTTCTGAATAACTTGTTAGAATAAAGAAGTTTTGCATTTAGCAAATTAACTTCATTAATCTTGCTACGTAAAAACTTAATTACTTTATAAGCTTCTTGTAAGTTTTCTTCCATTTCTTTCTTTTCTTCATCTTCTGCTTCTTTAACCGGTTCTTCATCTTCTTCACGTAATGCACGGATTACTTCTTGGATGTCGATTTCTTCATCTTCACCTTCGTCCATCATTTCGTCGTCAGCTTCTGTCATTTCTTCGTCATCAGCTTCGTCCATCATTTCATCATCACCTTCGTCCATTGTATCTTCAGAGTCTTCGCTAGATTCTAATTCACGGATAATTTCTTCTAAATCCATGTCATCATCTTCTGTCATTTCATCGTCAGACGGAGCAGGCGCTGGTGCTGGCTCTTCTGTTGGTTCTTCTGCTGGCATTTCTTCTTCAGCAGGAGCTTCACTGTCCCCCATTGCAGTCATATCATCATCTTCTTCGTCCATCATTTCTTCTTCAGCTTCTTGCTGTAAATGGCTAGAAATCATTGATTGAATGCGAGGCGCAAAAGCTTCTTCTAAAGCAAGTTTAGCATTTGCCAATGCTGTTTCGCGTACTGCTTTTGCATCTGCGATTGCTTCTTTTAATAAGTCTTTCATTGAATCCCTCTATTTTAATCAGGAAATATAGTTATTAAAACTATAATAAGGGTTAATTTTTTTAAGCCGATTTTATATATAAAATAAAATATTTGGCATACTTAATATAAATATACGCATAACGTAAAAAACTTCCTTTTGATTGGAAGTTTTTACTATATATTATTTTTGTCTATTTCTAACCTGCTCATTAAATACAGCAGCTAAAATTTCTTTTCTACGTTTAACTGACGGTTTAACGAATTCTTTACGTTCTCGTAGTATTTCTACTTTTTCTGAAGATTTGAATTTTTGTCTCAATATACGTAGAGCTAATTCAATATCTTTTTCTACTACCATTACGTGGCAACCACCTAATTCTGTTTCGTAAATTCTTTGTTTTTTATTCTTTTTTTTCATAACTAATTGTTTAAATTATTTTTCTTTTGGTTTATATGATTTTGCAACTTGATTAAAAAATTGCTTTTTTTGTTTTTCCGATTCTAAATCCGCAGGAGATTCGATACCCGTTTTTTTCATTACTTTAGAAAATGTTTTTTGATATTCACTTTCCTTTTCTTGCAAATTAGGAGCTGCATCTTCTGATATATTATAATACTTATTTAATGTATTTCCCATATCTTCATAACAAGCTTCTAAACGTTGCTGTAATGTATACATTTCGTTTGCCGTCTTTTCAAAAGTCTTATAAGACTCTTTTAATTGTTTCATATGACGATTTACAGTAACTTTATCAAACCAATCACCAGTTTCTTGTAATGTTAAATGATGGGCAGTTTCAACAATGTTTTTAATTTCTTTTAAAGCTTCAATAATATTTTGGCTTCTATAAATAGCTTCACCAAATACATTAAATGATTTAATATGCTCTAAAAAAGCATTTTTTTGTTCTTCGGAAATTTGAACCTGCTCTTCCGTATTTTCATTAATATTGTTTAATATAGATTTTAATTTCATATCTTGTCCTTTTGATTCTCTTTGCGGAAAATTACTGCCTAATTTATTATCTGCATATCCTAAATACATATTATTAGGAACCGTTTTCTTTCTTAAATTAACGCCGCGCTTACTTAATTCAATACCTAATAATGTATTTAATTCTTCATATTGTTTAGGATCATCGGTTAAAGCAATAATACGTTGCATACCTAATAAAGAACCTGTATCCATTTGTTCCATATCAGATTCAGACGCAACTTCTTTTAATTTAGAAGGTAATCCTTTAAGCTTTGTACCGGCAAACTTTTTCAAGTCTTTTTCAGACATAGATTTAGCCAATTGCTGTATTTGCTTTGATACTTTACTTTTAGGTACGTTACCACGTTTAACTGCTAATGCAAGTCCCATTAATTTTTGTTGTGCTTGTGATTTTGCTGGCATTACATTACCCTAAATTTATTATTTACGTATAATACGGTTAAAAGAAGCCCTCCGGTTTCTTTACCGTCTTTTGTTTGTATTTTAGCATAAAATTGAAATTTATAACCACCTATTGAATTTTTTGAAGGAGTTACAATTATCAATAAATTAGCGGCATCAACTACTAATGGCATTAATGCGCCCGTAATAAATTTACCTAATGAAGATTTATAAGATATAAATGACGGAGTACTTTTTACAATAGTAGGGGTAGCGACAGGTAAATTTGTTTGTTTACGAAATATATCCAATGCCCCCTTTAATACTGATTCAGGTGGTTCTGATATTGATACTTCTTTTAAAAGATTTTTAAGTTTCATTAATTAAACCCTGTTAATATATCAGTAATAATTTTATTTACATTTTCGTATTTATCCACGAAACGGTGGCCTGCTGACTCGTGCATAGGATGTAAAAACGCTCCATATGTCGACGGATTAGAAACGAAGTCAAATGCTATAAGTTCAAAATCGTCTTGTACTTCAACCGTACGTTCATCTAATTGTTTAACACTTCCCATTCCTCTTGAACTAATACCTAATTTAATACCCGCTCTAAATAATTCTCTTAATATATTTCCTGCCGGAGTAGTTAATACTTCTACTTTACCTACTAAATCATTTCCTTTCCATTCCATATCAACAATATTATGTGATACGTTATTTAAATTTATAATAGAAGAATCTGGGTGGTCTAGTTCCCCTAACGCTCTACGTTGTTTAACGCTTTCAGTTAAATATTTTTCTACTTCACGCTCTAATATAGGACGAGGATAAACGCGGCCGTTTTGATTTTTAGCTTCGGCACGTTGTAATACTCCATACACAATTAATCGGCCGCCGTTCTTTTCCATCGACTCAGCAACCATTTGAGGGGTTACATCAAACGTTATATAATCTATAAGTAAATTTTTCATATGTTATTATTTTCCTCTTCTTGTATACGCATCAACATTTCTTTTAATCCAAAGTTTTTAATTTCTTGACGAAGATTTTTTAATCTTTCATCCATTTTAACTAATTTAATAGCTGTTGATTTCCAATATTGATCGTTACCAATTCCTTCTTCTTCACGCAACTTTCTATTTTGTTTAAGGAATCTTTCTATTTGATATAATGCAGAATTACATTCTTGAATAGCGGTATTTATTTTCTTTTTAGAACTCATACCAGGATATTCTTTATAATCCTTATATGATACTTCATTAATATAAAGCTCTTTACTCATTTTAGCAAATACAGATTCGCTTTGAGTATTTATTTTCTTTTTCGTTACTTTTTTAAAACCGTCCATTTCAATTGTGTCATCATCAGCATTTCCAAAAGCATATGGAGTAGCTATTGGAGCTACTGCACCTGAATCGGAAATTTCTTCGATTTCGTCTTCTTCTCGTATATTAGTTTGACACGAGCATTCGTCTAAACGTTTTTTTATGCTATTTAAATAACTCATATTATCTATAATATAATGCTGCAGATCCTGCAGTAATACTGTATACTGAAACTTCTACTGGTACGATAGTATTTGACGGTAATGTTAATATACCACCTCCCGTTAATGTAACTGTACATCCTCCTAACGTAGATACTGCAGCCACGCCTCCAAAAGAGCCAGTGCATATAAATGTAGCGGATTGAGAAACGATTCGTTCATATTTGCCGCCGCCTAACATTGTTCTTCCGTTAGGAACGCTATATGGCCCTGATATTGGATTTGGTCCTTGATATTTTGGCATATTATACCTTCTTTAATTCTTTTAATAGTTCATAATATCTAAGTAACGATAATATATGGTTATCATTTACTGACTTTACATTAGACATAGATTTAAGTAAATTCGATACTTCATTTAATTTAATCTTTACTACTGGCGAATCTACTTTTTTATTATAAACTTGTAATACTTTTAACATATCATGTATTTCATTAACTACATATGTAGTTAATTCGTCTGTTGAAGATACATTATTAATATATTCGCGCAATAAATTTTTCTGTTTCGTATCTAATGTATTATACTTATTATTAAATTTATTAACTAAATACTTATATGCTGTTAAACGTACGTCTTTATCTTCTGAAATAAATGTTTTTAATTCTTCACTTATTTCTTCCTTTATAATTTCTTTACCCGTGATATACTCGATAATAGTATATTTTGAATTTACTATTTCTATAGGAGAATCAGCTTCGCTATATTCTAATATTTTATATACAGATGCTAATACCTTATATTCATTAACTTTTGAACTAAAAAAAGCATCTACTCCAAATACTTCATTGATATCTTTAACTAAATTATATTTTTGTTTAGATAATGCAGCACTATTAAGTTGTCTATGTGACTTAAGTACCGCTTCAATTAAAGCATTTGCTTTTTCTTCCTTATTAAATTTTTCAGAAGTTAAAGATTTATATAAATTGAGTTCTTTTGATAGTTCGGTATTCTTATTAAAATATTTTTTAAGAATAGGTATGGCTTTAGATTCTTTATTATTTAAAGTATCTGACGCTATTTGCCGAACTAATAATTCAAATATTAATCCAGTGTTTTTTATTTTCGAATGTTTTATACTTTTCATTAAAGTCCACACTTGTTTTAATAATAAATATTGAAATTATAAGTTTTAAATATCTTCTGATAATAGATTATTTTCGTCTAAAAACGAAGTATTTTCTTTTATAATTCCTTTATTTATTTTCTTTTTAGGCATTAGTTTAGTTAAAGCATTTACCGACTCATAATTCATTCCGCCCTTATATGCTTTTTTAAGCGCACGACTACCTAACGGATCATATCCTCTAGGATGTTCATGTGAATTATATTTCATTGGTTCTTCTGGTCGACCCGCACCCGGCCATCCATCTTTTGGCATTTTATAATCGCCATTACCTGCATTAACTGTTCTAGTATAACTTTCAGTTGCCGTAGTTGCTGTGGGACTAGTTTCTGCTCCTGGCGCTGCCGAACCTGTAGAAGCGCTTCCTGCTGCAGGTGCTTCAACCGGAGCCGGAGGATTCATTGGATCTTCGCCGTCAGATTTAATTTTTTCTAATCTCCATGTCTGTTTATTATCTTCAGCCATTTGAACTGAGATAGTTTCGATATCTTTGTCAGAGAATTGAAAAATATTTTTATATATCCATTCTCTAGGCATTAAATTTGCATCTTGCATATTCTTTGCTAAATCTACTTTTGAATTATATAATACAATTTTTTCTTGTTCATATATAACTGACGGGGCAGTCATATCTAATTCAAAATTCAATAAATCTGCACCTTCATATCCTTGAGAATATAAATGTATAATTGCAATCTTCGTTAATTCACTTAATACAATACGTTGAATTCTTTCAATAGTACGTGCAAAACGAATATCTTCTGCGGCTAACGTAGCTTTACCCGAGTTATGTATGATAACCCCGGCTGAAGTTGCAAAATTATGAAATTTCGTTACAGTTATATCACATGTATCAATTTGTTCGTTTAAGAATTCTATACTAACCACTTTATGATTAGCATATTCTCCTTTAAAATTATTTATAAATCCTTTATTATTTTTAGCTAAAGGCATATATTCTTGAACAAAATTATATCTATCTAATTCAAATTTATCGAATATTCGATTTAATGTATTTCTAGTAATATCTAATTTGTTTTCTAAATCTTTAAATGATACGCTATAATTAGCGGTTTCAATTAATTGATCGTATGATATATTATTAAATTTACAATTATACGTTTTTCCTTTATTAAATTCGCCCCAACATATCGGATTACAATATTGTTTGTTATAATTTAATGTTTTACAATTTTTACATTTGATATAATCTAACGTACGTACGCCTTTATTAACAGGCCCATTTTCTTTAACCCATTGTGCTAATTTTTTGCCAGATATAAGACCGCCTTTTTTGCCGTTAACGCTAGCATTTATTTTAATATGATCAGAATTTCTATATTCTAGCATAGCTTTTGAATGATTGCCTTGCTTAGCTAATTCATGATGAAATTTTCTATGTTCAAAAAAGTTCATCGAACCATCTAAATTTTCTGGTGTATTATTCCATTTATTTAAATCTTTATGATGAATAACTTTTCCTTTTTGTTTAATACCATAATAATTAGCTACTAATCTATGAACCATTTCCCAATTATTAGTGCCCGGATGATAAACTTCCGTATATTTTGATATATTCTTCTGTGTCGATTCTCTTGTATATAAAGGCATTAATGGCTGACCTTCTAATAAATCTTGTGCTTCGACCCATTTACCGTCTCGAGTTAAGAAATTATGATCCGGTGTACAATCAATATATTTTCTGTTATCTAAATGTACGCGTACTATTTTTGCATTTTTTCTAGTAAATCCGGCCCATTCGATTTCGCCTGGTACGATTAATTTTGTTTCTTCGTCTATAGAATAAACATAATTTTTTATACCATTTTCGTAATCATGTATTATTTGGTGTACTGTTTTTTCTTCTCCCGATAATAACGGAATTAATGTATCCGGTGATATACACAATCCTTCTTCGTATCCTAAAAATGATTTAGGCACTTTAAGAGCAGCCATCATTCTATTACGTAAATACTCAATATCATCAATACCGGTAAATTCCATTCCTGATAATGTATCAATTTCCGTACCTGATTGGCCTCCGCGAACTGGTAGATAATAATCTTCGAGCATATTCATTAAATTGAACTTAAGATTATAATCACCCGTTTTATCGTCCATAAAAGGAGTCTTTTTCATTTGGTTGACAATTTTTTGCATAAAACCGTCAACTTCATTAGGAGGAATATTTCCTATATCTACTTTAAAAATACGTTTTTCAGGCGCTCTCATAATACGATGTATCATCATCGCATCTTCCATCAACGTTAACTGCTTCCATACCTTACGAGCAGGTTCTAACATTGATTTACCATATGGTAAAAAGTTTGAATCATTTAATAAACGAAAATGGGCTACTTCATAATTTTCTAATATTTTATTACCAGAATTCATTAACTTAAATCGAACTGCATATGGATTATTTAAATCATAATTTTCTTCACGAATAATTTCGTATGCAGAAAAAGGAGTTACGTTAACAATACCAATATCGTCTTGAACATCCAATATTAAATAAAAGTCTCCGTATTTAACTAAATTACGAACCCATGGCCATAAATTAAAATCTATATTTAAAATATCAAAAAATAAATTTTCTAATATTTTTTGTAAATTTTCATCTTCACTTTTAATTGATAAAACACTGCCACGTTCATCTTTTAATACAGTCTCGTCAGAATAGATATCTAATGCAGATGCAATAATAGAATCCATATCCATTGTTTCATATTCTGTATACAATTCTAATTTTGAACTGTAATAATTATGGTGCGGAGAATAGGTAGTATACGTATGTTGGCGAGTGCCATGTAATCTAGTATATCTATCAACATATCCAGTGTTGGTTCTAGAGCCAACCGACTGCATATGATCGCCATCAATTACTTTTAATTTATGTTTACCGACTCTACGAATTACTACATTTGAACTAAATAATCGTTTAAGCCTGGCCGTTAATGATGTATCCATTTAATATATTTTTAATATAAATATGTAATTATTTGATTAACCATGTTATATCTTCATTGCCGTCGCCCGTTTTCATTTGCCATGGATTAGAACTACCTATATTACGAGAATTATAAACTCCAGTACCATGATTACCTGAATACTTTACCATGTAATCCAATGACTTTCTATTTAAATCCATTCCTTCTTGTTTTAATCGAATAGCAGTATCTCGTATCCATAAAGCAATTCCAAAAGACATTACTAAGTCATCATTATATCCGTCTTGAGCTTCTGCTCTAGAGCCTTTCCATATAAAGGTATATAACTCTTGTATTAAGCGTTTACTACGTATAATAGGTACTTGCTCTCGCATATATTCTTCAAGCTTGGATATAATTAATGGACGTGTACGAGCCGATGTAGTAAATCCTGGCACTAATTGCGATTGGTCTTTTAAATCAACCATTTTAGTTAACTGTTGATTTATTTCAGCAAAGCCAGTATCTCTTGTACTGTAATAAAGATTTTTATAACCTCTATCAAGTACTTGTTGAATAGCCGCCCATCCAATATTAGCATTTTCAATTACAAGCATTGCATCATTATATTCCGTTGCAATACCTACTAACATATTACCGTAATCTTTTGTTGATAATTGCCCTTTATATTCTGCTACTTGTTCCATTGTAGTAACGTCTAATACATGAAAAGCAGAATAATCGGAACTATCCCCACGAGCAACGTCAGCTACTACTACGTATGTTTTACTATAATCTGGATAATTCCATATCCATAAATTTCCATCGAACCCTCTACGGCTTTCAGGATCTTTTACGTAAGTCTCATCATACCATTTTAATATAGGTCCATCAATAACCGTAGCTCCGGATGATACAAAATCGCAATCACATTCCTGTGCTGCCATACGTGGTCCTAACAATTCATCTTGTCTCTTTCTCCAAGATTCATTTCGCTCGGGATGCACCGTCCAATGCAATTTAATAGTATTAAATGGATTAGTTTTTTCTTCAGCACCTGCCCATGTTTTATGGAAAAAGTTACCAGTACCATTAGGAGTAGATAAAATTATAGCTTGACCACCGGTTGCTAATGTTTGTTGAGCAGAACCCCAAATTTCTTCAATTCTATCAATAAAAGCAGCCTCGTCAATAATCAAAAGAGATAATGCTTCTGAACGACCGGATGTGCTTGCACTAGATACTGCTTTAATTTGCGAACCATTTTTAAATCGTAATGATAATTTATTATCTTCTATCGCTACTGGCTTTAACCACGAAGGTAAATTTTCATTCATGACCCTTACTTTAGTTACTAAGTTTTTTGCTACTTCTTGCGTTGTAGCAATAACTAAAATATTTTTATCTTGATGAAATGTCATTAACCATAAAGCATATCCCGCAGTTAATGAAGATATGCCTAACTGTCGAGACTTAAGAATAATATTATAATCAAAATTCTTAAGAGCAGTTAATGAATTTTCTTGAAAAGGATATAAATGAAAAAGTATTTTTCCTTTTTTTGGATGTTGAATATAACAATATTTTCTCATAAAATGTACGGGGTCTGCCGCACATTTTGTATATTCGCTACGTATTATTTCTTTTAATGTTTTTCCTTCCATAAATTATGATATTTGAGCGGGAGGCGAAGGAGCGGATGTCGCGCCGGCAACAGTACCAGGAGTCGTTGTTGATCCTGCTACGGGGCCTGCAGGACTGCCGCCTACCACTACTTGACCCGGAGCATTAATGCCTTGAATCACTTGACCAGGCGGTACAATTATTGTAGCAGATTTAATATATGCATCAATTGCATTTGCTAATTTAGTTGCAATCTTTTTTTGTGCTACTATGGGAGGATCTGAAGTGTTATTAAATAATTCCTGTAATGCAGAAAATATTTGTGCTTCTAATACTGGTTTAATTAAAGGCATAGTATTTCTTTATTATAAATATAGGTCCAGTAAAAATGGCTCGAATTTTACAATAAGAGCCATTTTATATATTATTTATTTTTATAAATATTTTTGAAAATTTTTATAATATGATTGTTCTCTAAAATTCATTTTAATCCTTTTCTGTTATTTCTATTTTAAGAGTATTTGTTCCTTTTATAACTCTATGAAACGTTTCTTTAGGAATAAATATCTCTTGTCCTTCATGTAATAATATAGGTAACATGTTATCTAATTGAAATTTCCATCCATTTCCCTCTAATACACGAACTATACGATCCTTTTTATCTCGATGCCATATCAATTCATGAGAATCAGTATCATGTGCAAATTCACGAAGAATTTTATTTCCGTTAATTGTTTGCGTATAAGGTTTCATATTAAGCTAAATATGATTTTACTTTAGTAATTATTTGACCAAATTCTTGATCACTCATTCCAAATGCAATTGCAATTGCAGCAATCATTGAAGCTCTTTTATCTGCGCTATTTAATGATTTCGCTGAACCTGGGTCTTCAATTAATTGTATTAATTTTGTTCGAATTGACGAATCTACTGATTTTAATGCAGTATTTAATCCTTTTATAACTTTTGGATTTGTTATTTTTTGTCCGTCAGGGCCTGTTGGAATTACATCGCCTTCCATTAATACAAAACGAATTTCTTCGCTAATTATTTTTCTTAATTCTTTATGTTTCATATTACCTTTTTGTAATAATAAATATCTTACCAATAACCATTAATTTTAGTTCCGCCACCTAATTTATCCCAATATCTAGGCAAATTACATGCCCAATATCCTGCTTTAGTTTTATCTTTTTTCTTGTCACATTGATGACGTGCTGCAAATGCTTTACGAGCTTTTGCATCTTTAATTTTTGAAGTTAATCCCGTAGTATCTCCAAAAGAAATCTTTTTTACATTACCTGCATCTGATTTTACGTATACATAAAATTTCTTCGACCCACCGCGTTTTGGAGAATTTAAATCTACTTTTTTACCATGATGTTCTGCTTCATGTATATTTTCAGCAATTCCTAATTCGCCTAATACAGGGAATCGATCCATAATAAAATCAATAATCGAATCAGAAGTTTCTAATGGATCAATAATAGACATTTGTACTATTTTTTCAATTGATTTATATATTTTAGGAGTAACATTAACTTTTACTTTTTTAAGCCATTTCCAAAGTTTAATATAATCTAAATGAGTGATTTCGTCTATCGTATTTTCTATCATCGGAAAATCTAAAAGAACATCCCGCCCGTTATACTTTCCAATTTTACCTAAATCAGTACTAACAAAAAATCTTGCATCTTCATCTAATTCAATTTGCTTAGATTCATTAAGTTTACGTAACTCATTTATATATTTAAAAAAGTTAACTGAACCGTATCTAAAAATAGGTTCGCTATAAGGTATTTTATTTTCTTTATGATATTGAATAGCTTCTGTAATAATATTCTTTTTCATTTATTCCTTTATTACGTAGTTTCTAATCCGCTCGTAGCTTCTAATCCTATAGTAACTACATCTTTTAAACTTTTACCTGATTTAGCAGCATTAACTATTGTGTCTGCAAATGTAGCAGGGTCTACTCCGCTTTGTGCTAATAATTCATGTAAACCATGTTTAGCATGTGCTCCGCCATAAAAGAACATTGTACATGCATAAATTATATTTGCAATTTTTTGACGCTTTACAGGATCTTTAGCCCAATCCCCAAATTTACCAGGCAAGAAACTTGCTAATTTAAGTACTTGCACAATTGGTGCGGTATATGCTTTATGTAAATCATGGCCAATTCCAATTAAATTTTTACCAAATTTAGAAGCAAATCTGTTATTATATTCTTTATCTAAAGCTTTTAATTTAGTATCGTCTTTTGCTTCTTTAGCCGCTTTTTTACGAGCTTTCCAACCTTCATAATATTTTTGATCGTCAGGAGATAATGCATAAGAAGTCTTAATTTTATTAATTAATTTTCCGGCTAATTCTAATAATAATGGAGCAGCCATTAATAAAGTCAGACCTATACTTTCTTCAACTTCTTTATTACCTTCTGGATTTTTTAGTACTTGTTTTTCTAATTCATCCGGAGACATTTTTAAGAATTTAGCTAAAGCATCTTCTACATCATCAGGTGTATCATCTAATACTTTTTGAGCATCATTATCATCTTCTTCAATAAAGTTACTACTTTCAATTTCATTTACAGATTCCGTAATTGCTATTATTTGTCTTAAATAGCGTTCGTTAATATTTTCTGCCACAATAGCCTCTATATTTACGTTAGGGTATTTTTTATTTAAATCTTTTATTGCTTGAACGTTAGGTAAACTATCGTCCATAAAGAATATATCCGTATATCCTTTACGTATTTCTTTTTCTATATAATTAGCTTTTAATTTAGGATCGGATCCCGCTACTCCTACTACATATACTTCTCGTCCCGTTAATTTCTTTAACCAATATCGTACAGGAAATGCTAATCTACGAGCAGTTAAAATAGTAACTTTATATCTACCCGGATTTGATAAATACGTTTTAAGCAACTCTACATTATGTTTAATAGGCGTTGCTTTTGATATCATTTTATTAAAATACGTAAAATCTAAAATGTCATCCGGTTCCATTTTATATGTAGCAAATTGTCCCGGAGTCAGTGTTATACTAGACCCGTCCGCTTTTTTTATTATTACGGGCGTTTCTGATTTAGCTAACGTATCATCGAAATCAAAAATCTTTAACTGTCTCATCTACTTTTTTATCTCCAATTTATCAATAAATTCTGTTTTAAATTTATCAAATTCTCCTCGCACTTTAGCTTCAAAATTTTCAGGGGATAATCCTCCTATCCATTTTTCTACCGAACCATCTTGATTAACAAAAGAAGCATATCGATAAGCGCTAACTAAATCTTCTACATCTTTTTCTGCATCTCTTAACCAAGACATTGCATTTTCTCTAATCTTTTGTGTTTCATATTCATTATATTTGCCTTCAATACGTAATTGATGCTCCATATCAATTACACAATCAAAACACATTTTATGAATATTCCACATTTTTTCATCCAAATTCTTTTTTGTCATTGGATTACTGCATTTAGGACAATGTTCTGGCATACGAGTTTCTGCTAGAACATCTAATGCTTTTGTAACACTAATTTTATAACCTTGTCGCTGTTCCCATTCTTTTCCATTTTCATCTACCCATCTTTCGCCAACTTCTCTTTTAATAGGAGCTTCTGATGTATTTAATGAAACTGACGTTTTAGTTTGTGTACGGTGCGTACCGTCTAACATTTTTTTAATTGCGTCTATATTACGTAACTTTGTCATATTATTTTATATATAATTATTTTGTAAATGATGATGCTAAACCGCCAACGATAAATTTACCGGTAATTTTAAACGGTTTATTATAAATTTTTGGATCACGAATTACGATACCTTCATGTTCTGATACAGGTCCTAATGGAGACGTAAGTTTTTCTAAAACGGCGTCTCCTAATTTCATAGTAGCAGTATATATAACAAATCCGTCGATTGCATCTTTATAATCTTTTGGATCTGCTATAAATTTATTTAAAGGCGTACCTTCTGCAATTTTTAATAACACTTCTTTTGATAATGCAGCGATAGATTTTCCATCAACCGTTTTAACATTGCCTCTAGGGACTTTAGCGGAAGTTAACCATTGCTTTAATGTTTTTGTTTCCTTTTTAGTACCGTAATTTACTGTATATTTAGTATTCAATTCTTTATTAAAATCCGGTTGAGCCTCCAATGTAGTTGGTATAGAGCCAACTACTTCATAGCCATAATTTTGTGCTATTGGATTTAATTTATTTAATAAAGTTTGCATAGTTCTTTTATTATATGGAATTTCATGTGTAGCTCTACGCTTTTCAGTTACTTGAGTTATTTCTAATAATCCATGTATTGCTAAAAAGTTTTTACCGTATGATAATACATTTGTAGAACCGGCTACATATTCAATATTAAACATTATATTTGGATTATCTAATAATCCTAATGCTTTCAATTCTGTCTTACATGTAGGTAATGCATCATTAAAAATATCTAATACGGTACCGCCTACTTTAATCATACCATGTCCTTCACCGAATCGATCAGTTAATTCTGCTTTAGTAATTCCTTTTACATCCAAAGGTTTATTTGAACCGCGGTCCATTACAAACTGTTGTGTACTGCCTAATTTAACTAAACGAATAGATGCATTAACACCGTCTATTTTTACAGAAGCGGGTTTTTTACTTAAATAATCTACGGATTTATTAAATACGTCTAACAAATCAGTGCCACTTGATACGCTAGGTATATCAAATGGATGAGCCATGTGTCCCCCCGCCCCCCCTTCCATTACTAATTGAAAAAAGTTATCCCAAAATGCGCGTTCATCTATTTTAACGCCATATACGGTTTTAGGAAACATATCAAAATCATAAACAAATTCACGGCCGTGATTTTTATCTAAAAAATCTTTTAATTTATCTAATTTTTGTGTATGAGCTAATGATTGTTTAGGACTCATATATCCTTCTTTCATTGCCGCACTAAATTTATCATGTAATTTTTTTGCTAAGGCTTTGTCATACCATCCAAAGACTGCGCTAAATAATTCTTTACGCTTTGCCTCTGTAGTTGCACTAGCAAGTGCTTTACGTATGGTAGTGCCACTCATTTCTCCGTATAACGGAATCTTTAATGATACATGCGGTGCTACAATTAAATAACCATGTCTATCGTATCCTTGCAATTTATTTTTATTTTTAGAATAGTCTTGAAAATATGTAGGGCCTCCTGATTTTAATTTACCTATTGTAAATCTAGGATCTTCGTCCATATCTTTTTGACCTACCATAAATACAACGGCAGTTGTTTTTGGATCGTATTTAGATAAAAGCTCTTCTGCCTTATATGGATTTTTAACTTGTACGACTTTAGTTATTCCGTATTGAGATATTATTTGTTTTTTATCTTTAAAATCTAAAGGAGATTTAGGTAAACTAACTGCGTTTGAAGTTACGATAAAAGTATTTTTAGGTCCGAATTGTTGCTGTAACCATTTAAATGATTCTGCATGGTGTTTGCCAAATGGCTGAAATCTACCTGGATAAACTGCGATTATATTCATATTAATAATTATATACTTGGAATATTATAACTATACGCTCCCGATATATATGTAGGCCTTGCCCCGCTTACAAATAAAAATCCGGACGATAAAATATCAATATCTTTAATTGAGCAAGATACGTCAAATGAAGCAGAATTGATACCTCCAATTGATCCAGTAACGGTTATATTATGTTCTAAAGAAAATCTATATAATTTACCTGTCTCGGGTAATTGTACCGTATGTTTTATAGGATACGCAAATGCAGTATGGTTTGTTGTATCTCCTGAATACATTGTAATACTGGCCGTTGAAGTTAAAACTTTTGGTAACGATATTTCGTCAGTATCATATCTAAAATTAGTATATGAAGATGTAGCCATTTCATATACAGATAACATTACGTTGTAATTATAATATCCTAAATCTTCCGATAATGTTTTTTGCGATAAATTAATTACTGCTGCGTTATAATATGCAGTTATGTACGAAGCGCCATCAGGTATAAATGCAGTAAATTGTGCTATGGATTTTTGTTGATCGTAATAATATAAATTAACCGTAGGATAACTGCTACCCGTTGGCATCTTTAAAGATGATGTATATAATGTATGTATGTCATAATCTTGATATAACGTACGAACCATATTTTTACCATCTAATGTACTTGCAACAGGATCTACCATTAAAATTCCATCGGTATTTACTATTACGTCAGGAATTCCCGGCACAATAATATCACGAATTTCCAAGACTTGTAAACTAGGCACCGTTTCATTATTATAAAATTCAAAACGTATATCATAATGCTCATCAATTTCAGCATCGGGTAATACTAAAGAAAATGATGCAGTCATGGGATTAAATCCATTTGATACATTTATTGATGGTACTATAAAATCGCTTAATAGTAAATATTCCGTAGTTTTTAATGCAGTATCTCTATATAATGTTTTAACATTACGTATTTGTCCGACAAATGGATCTAAGTCAGTAAAGTTTATTGTTAATAATCGTTTCTTAAAAGTATTTTGAATAATACCAGACGGATCTTGTTCATATGCTATACTAGCAGTTTTAAAGATTGCCGATTGTAAAATTATCTGATCTGCTCTGTTTTGTTGATATATAACGATTGGTTCATTTAATGTTAATGACTTACTCGTTAAATAATTTTGTATACTAGCCGTTATGCCGCCACCTAATAAATAATTTGTAGAAAATCTATTAGGAATTAGTAGTTGAATATCTTCGTATTTAGCGTATAATTGCCCAGTTATCATTGCAGAATTAAATGTATCGGATGTATTTAATGCAGTAATAGAAGGATTTAAAACTCCATTATGTAAATGCACATTATAAAAATAACTACTAGTAAAAGGCGCGCCGCCTGAATATGATAATATATCATATGAAGCAGTATTTGCAATAACCGATACTTTTGGTAATGTAGTAAATATTATCGGAGATTTAGTTTTTTCCGACGTATCAATATTAATGATTTGTGTCCATCTAAAATTTATTGGATAAATTTTATTGCCTTCTGGAATTGGTACGTTTTTTAATGTACCTAAAATATATACAGCACATGGTCCCGGAGGAGTATCTTCGTAAATATAAACAGAAATAATAATAAATAAATCTTTTGTTTCAGAATTTATTTCTATTTCATAATATACAGGATCGCCGTTATAATCAATTATTTCTACATATAATTGGGACTCTTCAGCAAATGCCGGAATATTAGGTCGTATACGTATTAAATTTTTTCCTAAACTAAATTCATTTGGTAAATACGTAACGCGTAAATAATTTGGAGAATTTGGATCGACATCAGTAACTCGTACGGGTATTCTATCTAATTCTTTATATACTATTTCTTTTTTATCAATAGTAGAATCGGTCTCGAATAAAGCCGCAGTAGTTGGAATACCCGAATCAAGCAATGCTTGGTACGAAGAATTAGTTTTTGGTTGTTGTACTTGATCTTGCGGCCCTTTTGCCATTTAAACTCCTATATTATATAAATATCAACGGAAGTCTATCTTGGAGAAAGAATTAATTTTGTTTATTTCAATTAAACTATCCACTACATCTCTCATCGAATCAATATGAGAAATAATCATTAATGAAGTAAATTGAGTCTTTAAATAATTAAATAACGAATATATACTAATTAATTTATCAGAATCTAATACTCCAAATCCTTCGTCAATTGCTAAAAAGTTAGGACGTGGTAAACTAGATACATTAATTAAAGCAGATCGTATTGCTAATGAACTTAAAAATCTTTCCATACCAGAAGTTAATTCAATTGGCCAAAAACTATCATTATCATATACAATATAAGCATTAATATTTTTACCGTCAGTATCTAATTTAATTACAAAATCTACAATAGGAATAAGTATATTATTTATTTCTTGTTCAATTTGTGGTATAGCTAAACTAATTAAATGATAAGGAACTCCGTCACGATTTACTGCTTCTAAATAATATTGATAATATTTATATTGTATTTCTAAATCAGCTAACTTTTGTATAGCATCTAATGCAGTTTGTTTATTTGCTTCGTGCATTTGAATATTACCATTAAGTTGAATAATTTGTTTATTCAAAGCATTACTAACATCCGTTGCTTGTTTCTTTTTAGTTTGCAATTCATTTATTACTTCTTGTACAATTTTATTCGCAGCTATTGATTCTTCGTTTTGTTTATAAAGTTCAATATCTTTTTTAATTTGTTCTAATGATTTATCAATTGTATCGCAATTAGATTTCATTGTTTGAATCTTTGTATTGATAGAATTAAGGGCAATGTTTTTTCTTGTAATAATATCAATAACAGAAGTATATGATTTAGATTGCTCTATCCAAATTTGATATGATTTTAATTTAGTATCATACTCATTTACTTTATTTTGTAATTCAGTAACTTGAGATTCTAATTCAGTTAATTTATTTTTAGCATCTACCGCATCTTTAACAAATACATTATTCATACAAAATTTACAATTAGGATCGTAGTCTAATGTATCTAATTTATCTGCTTTTTCTTTTGTATGTTTATATGTTGTAGCTAATCGAGCTAACATACTTTCGTACGAAGATTTTTCCGTAGCTACCTTATTCATTTCATTTAACTGACTATCTATTTCAGTTTTATTAAAGTTGTCTAAACTGCCAGTTAACTGATTTATTTCTTGCTGTAAATCTTCTCGCTGTCCTAATATTAAATTTAAATTAGTATTACATTCTAAACTGTTATCTTCGTACCGTTGTCGCTTATCTAATGATTCTTGTATATCAATTACATTAACATCAATAGGTTTAAGTAAACTTGTTTGTAATACAATTTTATCATTTAACTCGGAAATTAAATCATCTACTTTAGTCTTATCTTGTTCTAATTTTATTAATGTAGTATTTAATGTTTGAATTTCATTTTCATGTTTTGCTACAGTACCAGTATAATCTGTCTTTTTATGTTCTTTAATTAATACTGATATATCTTTACTTTCTGCGTTAGCAATATTATATAAACTTTCAAAAACATTAATATCTAAAAACTGAGCTAGTAAATCTTTACGATCTTTTTGACTCATATCGATAAATGCAGTATTGTTATTTTGTAATGATAAGGAAGTTAAAATAAAATCTTCGTATGTACCTACATATTTACGAATAATATTATTTGTATCGCTACGTTCTTGTCCATTTAAGTATATTGAATCTCCGTCTTCATTTACATACCAAAAATCAATTTCTACTTTTACGTGTCCTGATTTAGTACGTGTCGCAGATTTTTCTATAAAATAATCTACACCATCAATTTCAAAATTAAATTTACAATGAAATGAATCTTTTTTATTATTCATTACATTTACTGCTTTAAATGCTCTTGCACATTTATCAAATATACAATACGAAAGAGCTTCTAATAACGTAGATTTACCACTTGCATTAGGAGCAAATATACCATACGTACCTTTACAATTTGTAAAGTCAATTACGTTATTTTCGCCATAAGAAAACATATTTGAAAATTCAAACTTCTTTGGCAACCAAATAATATTACGAGTAATATCTGCTGCAACTAAACTACTATTTGTCTTTCGATTTATATGTCTAACGCCATCTAAAAATGTATCGTCAAGGTTAAATTTCTGCTTTAAATAGTCATAGATTAGCGTATTTTGGTTTTCAGGATCGCGGATATCACCTATATCTATTTTCTTCGAGGTCGAGCGTTTATGAGCAAAATCGTTAGTTTTTTGTATTACTACTTCAACTACATTATATTTTGTTTTGAAGTCAGCAAGTATTAAATTTACTACATCTGATTCAGTATCTTTAACTCTTATTCTTAAATGTACGTTTTTAGGTAAATTATCATATGAAGCATGTTTTCCGTTATCAATATCTAATGTATAAAAACAATAGTCATTTTGTATTTGAACGAATTCAGATGATTTATCATTTAAATTCCAAACAAGTATTCCATGATTTAATCCTTCAGAATGATTTTGCTGAATTAAGCTTCCTGCATAAGCAATTGTCTTTTTATAATCTAAATACTGTACTTTATGTATATCACCTAATAGAACTAAATCATATCCAGCAAACGTATCATTATTTACATGTTTATTTTCTAACTTAAATCCAACATCCGTAGTAGCATTATCTACCGATCCATGATGTAATGCAATTTTATAAGAAGCATTAAATGAATCTGATTTAATATAATCAACTGCTTTATCGAATACAGACATTACTGCAAAATGTTTATCTGCTATTTCATATACGTCGGACTCTTTTAAGTAAAATAAATTAGGATGTTTAAGTGCATTTACAATTGGACTTAAAGCATCTAATCTATTTTTATTATTTAAGTTACAATCGTGATTTCCTGTAATTAAAATAGTAGGTAATTCATCTGCCATCATTTTAAAAAATTCTTGCACTGCTTGTATTAATTCCGGAGTCATATCCGTTTTAGCATGTACAATATCACCAGCTAAATAAATTATACTATTCGGTGTTTTTGTAGATGAAATATATTCTTTTAAACGAGTAAATACTTCTTTGTATTCAGAATGTCGTTTAAGATTTCTAATATGTACGTCTGCAACATGATAAATTTTATCAATTGAAGATAATCCTATGTCTATTTTCATAATGCTAATTTTAATGATATTAAATCTGAAAAAGAAAATGGTTCTGTATCTTGTATAATACTTTTCATTTTAACGAATCCGATATCGGATGGATCTTTTTCATTTAAGTTAACGAAGTAAACTGTTATTCCACTATTAATAAAATATTCTGCATGTTGCAAAGCTTGCTTTTGAGCATCTTTATCTAAACATATATACAATTCTTTTACGTTATTTTTTATTATTTTCATTTTTAAGTCTTCGCTAATAGTTTTTCCAAATAACGGAATTGCATTACGCTTAATTGCTATTGCATCAAACGCTCCTTCCACTAAAACTAAAGGTAAGTCCCAACTTAATAAATTTTCAAATCCTACTATATTTTTACTTACTTCAGGATTTTTATATCGAAAAGATTCTGCATCGTAATATGTTCTAGATACAAAATAATTTAATTTACCATTACTATCATACGATGGAATAATAATCTTTTTAGCATATTCTCCTTCTTCACAATATCCTATATTATACTTAATAATATCATGTACACTTATACCTCGTTTTTTAAGTAAATAAAATAATGCATTTTTATATTCTACTGAAGGTCTTTTTATATACAACGGATGAAATTCGTTAGGCAATTTAACTTGCTCTGCAGTATCTTGTACATTAACTTTTGTAGGAGATATTTGAAGTATACGATATAATTCAGTAAATTTTTGTTTATCTACATTTAATGCTTTAAATAATGTAGTTACTTTTTTACCGGATTTATTACATACCCAACAGTGTGAATGTTGTGAATATATATCAATTTCTAATTTTTTTTTAGTTGAATGACAAAACGGACATTGAAATGCGTAATTATTTTTACTTGTATGTTTATACGGCCCTAAGATCGTTTTTAATAAATTTAAAATATTAGAACTATAATTTATATCCATTGTATTATTTTAGTTTTATAAAGATAATTTGCAGATCCTTTTAATTTTAACGCACGTATACAGTCTGCGGCACTTCCAAATATTTGACCCGTATTTACATGTATACATTTTTTTGCGTTTGGATTTTTGTCTCCCATTTTAGATTTACTTACATTGACTGCATGTTTATTTTTTTGTTCAGGCGTTAATTTAAAATATAAGTTATTTGTTCCTAACATTTCTATACGTTTTTGATTACGTAAACTTAAATTTTTCATAGGATTATTATTTTTCATTTTATAACTTTTATCATGTTTTAATATATTTTTAATAATATCATATTCTTTTGCGTTAATTATATATTTTCTGCCTTTATTAATTACATGCATTGCTTGAAATGCATAAACTAATTTTATATTAAAAGGATATATTTTGCAAAGTAATTTATGGCATATAAAATGTTCTTTTGCAGTTAATAAAACTAAATTATTTTTTTTATTATTTCCTCCAATGCATTTAGGAATAATATGATGTATTTCGTAGTAAATTTCTTTACCTTTAATACGATTTTCTAATATGGCATTCTGTATTATTCGATTGTATATTTTTTCGTAATTCATATTTCTTTTTAGCTTTTTTTTTAATTATATCTTTATTTTTTTCGTAATAAGACATAGCATATTCATTTTGAGCTATTCTTTTTTCTTCGTCTGTAAAGAATTTTTTCTTACGTCCCATTTAATATAAATATATAAATCTAATAAAAAACTAATAAAAATTTAAATTAACTCCAATAATCTAGTTTGTTCCATATATGGCTCTAATATATAAAAAATATATCGTTATTCAAACCAAGATTCAGGAATTGTTTTTTCGGCCCAAGGAATACCAATTTTATCGGCATAGTCACCATATGTAGTTTTAGAATTTTTGCTAATTTTATTTTTAGCATTTTGAAATAAAATTCTAATATCTAATTCAGGATGTTGTTCTTTTACTAATTTAAGTTTTTTGCGATCTGCAGTAACCCAACGACCTTTTGTTTCAATATATAATATACGTCCTTCTGATTTGTTTATTTTAAAATCAGGAGTATATTTATGTAAAGTTTCTGGAATCGTATATGTGATTTTATCTACTTCATAACCAAAATTAACTTTTTTATCTGTTAATACGTCAGCTATTCTTTCTTCTAAACCACTTTTAAAACCATATTTTTTTGCAACTGCTTCTTTAGATAACTTTTTTCTTTTCATATTATTGGTCGAATCTTACGATTATATTTAAATCTACATTACTTCGTTTTTTAATAGGACCGCCTAACTTACCTATTGCTAATAATTCTGCATTTTCATTATATAAACCAATTGTAGTTATATATGGACCAAATTCATCATTATAAATAAATTCTTTAGGCAATTGCCCATTTTCTGAATCTTTTAATATTGAAGGATTTAAAGTAAAATTAAATTCTTCTTCATTTATTCTGCAAAGAATTTCATTTTCATACAATGTTAATGTAGAATTCCATTGTAATGTTAATCTCGTAAATAATCCGTTAGTTTGTAATTTTTCATTGGCACCTTGATTGATGGTATAGGCGCCAGAACCTTGTATAATAAAGCCTAGGCCATTGTTATATAATACACTAGAAAAAGGTATTACAGGAAAGTATGTGGTCATTGTGTTAAATTTTGACCCGTATTTTGGATTAGGATTATTAATTATTATTAATCCATTTTTATATAGTATTTTTCCTACTCCATGGCGATTAAGTAAATTATTATTTACTGTGTCGTTATAAGATAATACTTGTATTTCTGATTGAGTTAAAAATGTATTGAATATTTGCACTTCATCAATTTTACCGTGCATATAAGAATATGGCGTGTCTAAATTATTACGTTCAGTGCCTAAAGATCCTATAAAAATATCTGCAGAATTTGCTATATTATTTAATGTAACATTTAATTCAGAATCTTCGCGCGTCCCATCTATCCATAATTCATATGCAGATCCGGATTTTTGAAATACGCAATGATAGTAATTATTAGTAGATATTGTAGTAGATGATGTAAGTGTTTTAACAGTAGTACCATCACCTACTTTTGCTTGTACAGTACCTAGTGGCGTAACGCTTACATCATAAGGAAATATATTTGATGCCATGTTCCATGAATTACCTGCTATTCTACGCCCGGCAGGTGTAACTAGTGCATAATTACGTATAACATTTCTTTTGGATATTAAATAAGAATTTTTTCCATGTCCGGGTGTCAATGAGTCTAATTTAAACCAAAAACTAATTGCATAATTATCATCTGTTCTAGGATTAAAATAACTGGGTGTTCCGTCTAAACGTACATAACTTTGAGAAAAATATCCAGCTAATCCGTAATACCCTAATTCCGTGGCTCCCGGTATTTCTAATTCTCCGATATCTGATGATATAAATGAGGTAACGGGCGTTACATTATAAAAATTAGTTTCCGTTGGATATCTCGGATCTGATAAATTTGTTTTTGATAAATCCGTTTCATATTCACTTTCATTAAATCCTAAATAATAAATTCTATTATTTAATTTAACGCTTGATGAAATCTTAGAATCGATTAAATTTCCATGCCCATCATCAGTTAAAACCATATTACTTATTGAAGATGTTATAACTAACCGTACGGATCCTGGCTTTATTTCTTCTCCGAATTTACTTTGCGGAATGGATATAACAGAAGCTATACTTCCTAACAAATAGGAAGAAGATACATTTAATATATTCTCTATATTTTCATATGATTTTTGGTTAGCAGTAAAATTTTTTTTAAACGCAGTACCTGACCATATATCTAAATTATCTGGATTATTAATATATGGCACTGCGTTAGTCGCAGAATTAATTTGGCCATTATAATCATTAAAATATAAATGTTTTAATGAATGCCATAAAACTCCGGCAGGAATATTATTTGGCAATGACGTATTTAGTATATGGGCCGAATAATCTATATTACATTCTTCCTCGAAATCTAAAGGGATTTTACCAGTTGTAAAATTGGCCGGGTTAGGTTTAATTGCAGTACATACTAAAATACTTTGTGATATAAATGATAAATAGTCAGTATTCCCGGTACCGGTATATTCCCAGCTTTTATATACTTTAAAAGGTGTTATTGTTTGATCTTCCGATGGAATTGCTTTAAATACTCCGGCCATTATATATTTCTTTTATATAAATATCTAAATATGAAAAAGTCCCCTTTTTGGGGGGACTTTCATTTTTCAATTGATATTACACATTAATTAAAAATCTAATTTAACTTTTATCAATGCTTCATTTTGAAATGATTTTTGTATTGGTTTACTTAATTTAGCGACAGCTAATAATTCTTGATTGTCATTATACATTCCGACAGTCGTTATATATGTTTTCGGATCGCCTATAAAGGTAGCCTGAGCAAACTCTCCGACTGATCCGGTAGTAAATGAAGGATTATTTGAAAAATTATATTCACCGTTTTTAACACGTACGAAATAATGAGTGCTATTAACTACTTCTTCATTACGTGCTTGAAATGAATTTACTGAACCGTTAATTGACATTGCTCCTGATATTGACGTAAATAATTTCCAAGCATTATCACCCGCAATACCTGATCCAGTAACCGTATTAAATGATGCTGATATATTAAGCATGTTACCATCTAGTACTAACATTCCCATATCAGGATAAGCTAATCCGTAATAAACATAATCATTATTAACAATATATCCGCCATTAGTTAATGTACCAGAAATTATGTTATATACTCTACCTGCTGCAGAAAATCCTACAGATTGATCGGTATCTCCTGAATCATCTATTAATGATATAACAGAAGCGCCTGGTAGTGCGATTTTAACATTTGATCCTGTATGCACGTTATTAGCATAAAATGATCCACTTAATTGAGCTAAACTAACTTGCCAATTACCTGGATCTAATCTATCACGTAATCTAGATCGGTCAAAATTAACAACATATATTGAATCAGAATTTCCCGATGTTCCAAAAGTAAATGTAGTATCACCTGGATTTAAAAGTAATTGTTTATATTGCGAATATATTGCTTTTGTAGCGCTATCGTTTAATTGTCCTGCAGAAAAACTTCCACTTCCTAATCTATGACCATATGCAACTGCACATTGCGATGTAGCTGTCAATGTACTAGAAGGATTATCTTTATATACAGAATAATAATACTGTTTTGACGTATCGCTTTGAGCGGATGACGTATACATTGAACTAATACTACCAGAAGATCCTGCAAATAATCCCGCGGTTACTAAAGTTTTTTGATTCTCTACTACATCCGTTGATTGATTAAATGGGGTAAAAATTCTACCGGATCCGGCTAATGTAGTTGCGTTCATTTGATTATTTAGCATTCGCTGTGCTAGTGCCATCGCTCTTTCTTGTATCGCAGTTTCTAACTCCGATGCAGTAGTCGTAGAACTAATTGGGCGCGTAGCCGCATCTAATGATGCCATTTGAGCGGATGAACGATTAACTGAATCGCTGGATAGATTATCTCCTATTGCCATATATTTCTTTTTATTTATTTTTTATTGTTATAATGAAGAGTCTAATGAATTAGTACCAATTGCAGTAGCTAAATTAGTTTTCCTTACTGTTAAATTAACTACTACTCTACCACCAGTTTCATTACCAACAATTGTAAGGGTAGTAGATTTATCACTTACTAATTGCTGTTTAGCGGTTACTCTAAATTCTAATCCTATTGCAGATACACTTTGATTTGTATCACCATAGAATGAAGGTAATGTAGGTGACGCGCTGGTTGTAGTAGGAACTGCTCTTGTTACAGTTAATGTAGCTACATCCGAATCTGCTAATATCGCTGTATATCCATACGTATTATTTGCTTGATCATAATTAACAGTGCTCGGTGTAATTACTGTATTTTGGCCTGGTGCTGTTAAAATTATTGAAGATTGTCCTACTTGTATTACAGGAATTCTTGCAGTTTTTCTAGGTAGCGTAACTAATTTATATTTCATTACTTGACTTTCATCAGGAAGTGCTTCTACTAAAGGCATATTTTCAATAATAATGCCGTAATAAGAACTCCCTAATGGATGTGCCGGATTCCATAAATTATAATCAATTTCATCATCAGCTAATGCAAATTGAGTAATTTTAAATGAATCTCGACCTTTTGCTAAAAGTTCGCGTCCTTTTTTAGTTAAAATTGCATCAACTGTTATTGAACTATTATCTAAATATCCCATGATTTATATACCTTTTTAATAAATATACGAATGTTAAATTTTTATTATGCTTGAGGTGCTTGGCTTACTGTTTCTGATATACGTCCTGTGCCGGCAGAAAAATCTCGTGATGTTAATTGGCGTACGGGTAATCCACTTGTATTAGATCTTGCAGTAGTTATATTATTATTAGAAAATACTATTTGATTTTGATTAACTAAAGTAACTTTAACAACCGGTCCGCCATCAGTAGTTTCTGTACTATTAGCGTTGATACCCGTTCCATTTAATTTACAACCGTTATATTTTAAATTTTGCAATCCTAATGGAGCAAATAAATGACGATCTACTGTACTATACGGGCGTATTCTATATTCTTTATACACCGGATATTCAAGTCTAGGATTTTCTGTTTTTACAAAACTAATATTAACCCATCCTTCTGATTCAATAGTAGCCATAGAGACGGCTACCGAATTTGTATTACGTAAATCATTATACCTATCAACAAATGCTTTTATAATGTTACCATTTTTATCAACACCACGGCCGTAAAAATTATATTGATAGCCGTCACCGTAATAAAATTTTAATATCGTACGTAATGTTTGTGTAGCAGTTTGCCTTCCAGTTGTAGAATCACCATAGTTTTTAAATACCCGATATATTGCGCCGCCTTGCTGTGATGGTATTAATATCATAATTATAATCTTTATTAATAAATATATTAGTTACATTATTCCGAAGGGGTATATCCGCCGCCTCCGCCACCCGTTTCAGCGACAATAATAGCATCGTCGATATATTGATATGCATTGGCTATACTTCCGGAATATGAGTTTAATGAGTATGAAGATCCGGTTATTTCATAACGCTGAGCGGTTATAATTGTTTGAATCGGAGTATAAGATCCAGTTTCTTCTACTACAAAATTACCTACGTATCTATTTTGATACCATGTACTTCCTAATTTATTTAAGTTAGAATCTATAGCTGGTATTTCAGCGATATCTAAATTTAAACAATCCCCAATAATATCTATAGCACTTGCAATATCTAATATCGCATCAGGTTGTATTAAATAATCGCTATCAATTTCCGGTGCTGGGTTTTCTATCGATCCTTCGTATGTTAAATAAAATGCTTCTTGTACATGTATTGGAGCTTCTATTTCAGCCTCATAAGATAAATTTTCTATAGTAGGTTTAGTAGTTCTAAATCGTTTTCTTTCTAACGCATTAGGTTCGATTAAATATCCGTCTACCACATTTGCTCGAGCGGGTAACGTATCTTTAATATATCTAAATATACTAGTATCGTAAATAGATAATGCTCTAAAAAATGCTTCAAAATCATTTTTATTATCGTACTTTAACCAATAATCAGCAGCAAAATCTTCAAATGCCGGATAATGGTCGCCATATATATCGCTAGGGTCTCCAATATAATCATCTATTTCATAATAACCTAATTGATTAAATATATCTTCGTTAATTGAATCTTGCGGTGAAAAATAAATTCCGATTTTATTTGAATCGACAGAGAATTTATCAAATGAACTTGCTTCTACTCGTTTTTTAGGACTTAAAAATCCAGTTAAAGAATTTTGTTCAATACGTACTTTATTTGTATATAAAGAATTTCCCCCTAAAGAAGGAGATGGCGTATAATATGTATCTTCGAAAGAGTCAAATACTTCATTAATTTGTTCAGATCCAGATACATTAACTAGCCAGATACCTCCCCCTAATTGATTATTAGAAAAGTTTTCAAATTTATATGCATCTAATTTTTGATTTGGATGTGCACTTAATTGATATGTACGTGCGAAACCATCTGATGTACTAGGTGTACTAAATGAAGCAGTTAATGTATTAAAATATTTATTTGATAACGTATATCTTTGTATTAAACGATTATATGGCTCTAAAGCTTCATTACCAGTTAAACCGCCTCTATTAACATTATATGTATATGTATTAGGTGAAAGAGCATGTTCATCTAAAGAAGCAGTATTTAATGATCCGCTCCATAAACGTATTTCTTGTATATGTCCTACAAACGGACTTAATCCTACGCCTAATGTTACTGCGCCCGGATTTCCCCAACGCATAGCTCCTAATGCATTAGCGGTATTAATATCATCAAACATTACTGTCGTAGTTAATGTAGCAGAACCGGTTTCAACGATTTTGCCATACTTAGCTTTTCTATATTGTAATGTAGTATTTGAACCTGCTTGTTCTAAATAAAGTAAATTAAATTCATTATCAAATATATTAATATTTGAAATAGTAGCATTATTACCAGATATACGTAATGTTAAAGTACCTTCCGTATCTGTTAAACTGTCCTTTTTTACTGTAATTGCTAAACTAGGAGCTGTAGTAATGGAACTAGAATTTTCAAACGTAATACCCGTGTTATAACTAAATAAATTATATTCTGTTCCAGCTGTATATGTTTCTTCGTTATCCGATCTAAATCTAAATTCTAAAGCATTAACATTTTTAGAAAATTTATTATTTGTTTTTGAAGGTAATACTTGTAAATAATTTGCATACGTACCTGTATTTACTTTATATGCAAATGCAAATTTTTCATGTACATATTCAGGATAATGGGTAGCTTCTTCGACAAATGTACTAGGGCCGCCAAATTCTTTTATTGTTAATAATGTACTAGGAATTCCAAAACAAGATAATAAAGCTTTAATAGAACGTTCAGTACCTTTTGTTTTTAATAGGTAAGGTAAATTATTTATTAAGCGTCTCCAATATTCATGGGTAACTTGTCGCTCTGGTAATGAATAAACTCCGTTTACGCCTTCTTGACTTAATGATCCTGAATTATCTGTACCGTATATGTATTTCCATAACTCTGTTGTAGAACGTCCGTTATATAATTGAAGTCCTAAGGATTTAGCTGCATGATAAATTAAATCATTAGACATACCGTCTTGAGGATGCTCTTCCCTTGAATATATTTTAGAAAAATGATTTATATATGTCCAAATAATATCATAATGATGACCTAACATATCTACAAATAAATTAAAGTCTTCATTACCTTCTGTACTTCGTATATGTAACGGTACTGCTTTTAACAAACGGTGTACATTATAATGATCGTATGTAATTGCTTGTTCTAATAAATCATTGTAATAATCTTCTGCTACGCTTTGAGAAATTCGATATAAATTACCAAATTGAGTATATGGATCATTAGGATTATTATTTACGGATAATTTTGGCCATGGATCTATACTATATGATACGTGTGTATATAATTGTAAACTGCCAGAATCATAAAATAAATAATTTTCAAAATTATCGAATGTAGATACTATAGCATTTCTTTTTTCATATAACGTAGTTAAATTGGTATATACTGAACCCGATAACGAGGTAATTTTATCTGTATAATATTGTATTAATTCTAATTTATATCTAAAGTTTTTTATTCTTTCTTCTGCTGAACTAAAATGTACGAAATTACCAAATTCACCATAATTAATATTTAACCTAACGCCTTGTAAACTACCAGAAAAATATGTATCAATTAATTTTTGCGATGTTGTTAAATTTGCATCTAACAAATCATTCCAACTTTTATATTCCGTAGGTATGCTTTGTTTTGAATATGCGTCAATATTAAAATTTGCAGGTCTTAATTGATTATATTGAATAGGTTCAACTTTATCAATTAAGTATACGGTATCCGTATACGGTTCTCTATATTCATTACTAATAAATGCTTTAGATTTTTCAGTTATTGCAGCATCTAACGGTTTATATAATCTGACAATTAAATTAATATAATCTTCTGTACCTACTAAATCATTTATAGTTACTGGTTCGCCCGTTGTTATAAAAGATATATCTCTCGCGGATATATTAATTAAATTCGGAATTATCGTACCATAGCCATTATCGATTAACGTAGGATATGCAGCTCGTACTAAATCTCCATTTGAATTAAAACGTGCTGCGTCTAATAGTTTACAAAATTCGAATAATAACCATTGATTTCCGTTAAACGGTCTTTTCTTACCATTTTCCATTAAGTAAAAATCACCGAACTGCCCTTCTCGATCAATTGATCTAATAATCGCGCCATTTGGTAAATTTTCAATCGTATATTCTTTGATGGCATCGTAATCCGTTACATTAACGCCTGGTATAGTATATTTACGTATCGGTGTTAAATCGTATTTAGATTCTAATTTAGCATTAAGAATTGGATACGTTAAATTATTTCCAAAATTCAAAACAAAATTAGATGCATATCCTTGTAAATATGCATTATACCGTAAATCAAATAATTTATCTAGATATGGTATAAATAATTTAGGTATTGAAAGCTTTATTTCTTGTTTAGTATTAGAAATTTCTTTTACCCAAACTCTTTTATTGTCAATATCTCCTATTAAAGTATCAAAAAAGTTAACGATAATTTTATACTGTCCTCTTTGTATATTTAACTTATTAAGCTCGTCTTTAAGATTAATTTGAACGGTGTAAGAAGGTCTTTTATTATCGGAAATATTAGTAGAAGAATCGAATATTAATTTATGATCTCCCGTTAAATAAATTCCATCCGGAGTGTAAACATGTAATTCGAAATTATCTCTCGCACTTTCGTCTAATGCAGCAATTTCAAATATTTGACTAACTAATAATTCATTATCCGCAACATCCAATCGAGCCGCGTCTAAATTACTTGTAGATTTAATTATTTCTTCATTATTTGAATATTGCATATTACAATGTAGTTATTAATTGATTAAATTCTTGTATAATTTGCTGAGCCGTTAATTGAGAATAATACTTATTATAATACGTACTATAACGAGCATTATTAACATTTAAACCTATATACAGCATATCATTATATGGTACTGAAATGTTACTAGTATTGAATGATAATGTGAATGATAATGGTATATTAGTAGTAAGAGTCTTAAGTTTATATACATCCGTATGATCTATTCCAAAACTAGTTCTTCTGAATTCGTCGACTTCGAAATTTATAAATCCGTAAGCTTTTAATAGCCTTACAATATTTACTACTTTTGTATTACTCGCTAATAATCCGGGAATAATATTTATATTAACAGGTAAATATTTAACTATTGTTATTTGAGTATTTAGGTTCATTAAAGTATTTTTTAATGGAGTACTAGATGAAATTTTATTAAATAATATTACATTGCTTGTCCTCGGGCCATTAATTACTGTAATATTTGCTCTTGGAATTCCCTTAGTAGTAATTAAAGATATAGCATCTACTTCGCTCTTATTTATTACGTCTGGCATTGTAACTATATATTTAATTTTTACATATAATTTTTTATCGTATGCATGATATGTATCGCCTACATCATTACCTACTTTAGGAGTTAATGCTAAATCAAACTCCGGATTTTGAACCGTTAATGTTATAGGCACGTATCTATCTGCAAAAGCAAGTCCATTTCCTGGTCCAGCCGGCGATATTAATGAATATGTATTTTTTAATATTACTTTAACGGGCCGTACTTCTGATATAAAACCGACATTAGTAAATGATTTATAATCTCCGTCATTCGTTGAATAGCCGTCTTTAATTGGCAATGATATTTTGCCATCAAACCATTGAACACCTTCTGGCCAGTCCCATACTTCTAGAAAATTAACTATACCTTCTGCAGTAGCTGCTTGAATTTGTAAATCTAATACTAATTTATTATTAGCGGGTATAGGATCCGTTACTTCAATAAGTATAGGATTATCCGGTGTTTTTCCTTTATCATCGGGATATATCCAGTCTACTACTAACCGATTTCCTCCTAAATCCAATGGGGGCGGCGGCGGAGTGTTTACATTTTTAACTAAATCAAAATTAAGGAATGGAGCTCCAGAAGGAATATCATCTATTACCTGTTGAGATACGTCAATTAAATCCGGTACTGTTTGTCCGTTGACTACTTTAATTTTTCCAATAGACTTGGCGGTTATTGTAAGAAGTTCTTCATTGAAGTTAAAGAAACGTTTTTTACCATCTTCTATAATATAAAAATATGCGAGCCGATCCTTGTCGCGTATTAATGTTCCATCAGAGAATATTCTTGGTTTTTTATTATCTTGTTTTGTTGCAGCATCTATTGCAGCTTGAATTGTTCCGGCTACGTCAACGCTTTGAGCTACTGTAGAAGTATTTATTGAATTTAATTTATTATTCAATTCTTCTATTGTAGCATTTAAATTATCTATTTTTTGGTCGCGGGTTTTTATTTGGTTTTGATAATCATTTAATTGCCCCGTTATATCTTGTATTGTAGTTTCTTCTATAGTTATATCGGGAATAGTCTCTACAAATTCTTCAAATTCGGTTTTTAAAACATTTTCATATGATTTTAAATCATATTTTGTACCTACTAAATTAATAACTAAACGTTGTCTATTAATATCTGATGCGTTACTATCTACATATAATGTTCCTTGGCTATTACGCGTATATAATACGGTTCTAGCCGGATTAACTTGATGTTTATTATATTCATCAGTTAATATACGATTTTTATCTACTAAAAATTCTTTTGATTCCATTAGTCTATAACTTTAAAGATATAATCATTGTTAGAATAATATTCTGTACTATCATCGTATACCACTTTAAATTCAAATTTATACCAGCGTTCAGGATAAAGCGGGCTAGTCCAAAAATCAAAATAACTTCCGGATACGTCACCGCTTATTTTTGTATATTCGCTATATGGTACAATTGCATCTAATGTGTGAGCATCTAATATTTGGTAATATGAAGCAGCAGGCAATATTTTATTAACAGCAAATTCATTTGTTTGTGTAAAGCTAGGCCTAGGATATTTTGGTCTAGTACCTAAATACACTCTATGTTTATGATTTTCTTTATATTCTGCTTTAAGATTTTTAACATATACAACTGGATTATCTCTAAAAGACATACTAGGTAATGTTACTCCGGTATATGACCCCGTATTCCATAATAAATGCAATTGCGGAGAAAATACTGTTTTAGTATTAGAAGAATAATAACTTATATTTGTATTAGGAAACGATTCATTTATAAATGAACTAGATTCAAATTTTAAAATTAATCCGTCATTCGGAATTATATTGTTTAACCAATCTTTTAAATGCCCCGTTACATCTATTTGCAAATCTGCTTGAGAATCATAATTAAATGTAGCATATGAAGAAGAATTAGAAGTATACCAATTACTTCCACCGGCATTATTATTATACCAAAATTTACCAGCATCTACAGATGCTGTCGACCATAATGAAGATGTAGTACCGTTTAATGATGACCAGCTTACTCCATCAGTAATTCTTTGACCGTATCTTCTGCCCGTTCCATTAGTCCAGGATCCTGATACAGAATATGATTGAATTGTATAATCAAAAGGCAATTCACTTTGTCCCGCTACATATAAATTTAATAAAAACTGACAATTATTAAGATTTACATTATTAGAATTAATAAAACTAGCTATATTAATAGTATTAAATTTCATTAATATTCTAGATTCATAGTATTTAGTAATAGATATAGATTCGCTTAAAATTGCATATGGCTGTTTTTGCAATTCAATTATTTCATCTAAACCCGTATTTCTGTACGGGTCAATTTCGTATATTGAAGAATCCTTTTCAGGAAAGAATGAATGTATCATGATGTTACTACTTTTCCTATTATGTCAGCATCAGGATACCGTACTTCAAATATAGAAGGATCTAGAGAGGTATAAATTATACCATCTTTTGTAGCTTCTTTTATATTATACACATTACCTGAATACCCGCTTGTTGTATCGAATAAGTTTACAATTTTAATACTTTGTACGGTTTGAACGCCTTCGACTCTATCTAAATCAACATAAAGTTTAGATATTATGATAGGTTGGCCAATTTTCCATTTCATAACATCAAACGTTTCTTTAAATTTAGCAATACATTTTAACAATACTTCATTAGAATTATAATCTGGTAGAGTTACTATATCAAATAATACTCCGATATTAATAATAAATGCATCTTTAATATTTACCGCATCCGTTAACATTCTATATTGTTTAATATAGTTTTGTAAATTATGTTTAATCGCATCATTTAATGGCGTTAATTTTCCAGTATCTGTATATCCTAACGTATATAAATTTAATGCTAATGGATTAGGTATTCTATCCTTTGTTACTGAAGCTGTATTAATATTATCATCTTGCGTGACATATACTTTAGCGATTGCGCCGAATTTCGGAGGCATTGCGTACGACCGAATTAAATAATCTTCTTTAGTAACGGCTCTTTGCTGAGAAGAAAATAACGACAATGCATTTTGTCGTATCTCATCAATAGTTTCAGTTGATCTTCCGCCGGATGCTGGTTTTGAATTAATTACTGCTAACGAAGATTTCGTATTTTGTACTAATGTGGCATCTAATAATTCATCATCTAAAGTAAATACTCGTTCGATAATTTCAGTAATCGTGCCGGCAGGCACATTTGATGCTATACCGCCGCCCGTAGTATATTTAACGGTTAATGTTGTATTTCCAGGAGCCAATCCATATGTTTTTGTATATACGAAATTCGAAGGATCGATAGGAAAATCGAATTGTTTTTGAAGTCCTAATAATGCAGATCCTATATTATCTGGATTCGGAATTAATTCTTCATCTGAAATATCGCTAACTCCGCTTCCGAATTGAATTTCTAAATCGTTAGTAGAATTAAATTTAGTAATAAATCTACGAGGTACTTTTGTAGGTTTTAATAAATACGGGGCAGTATCAGAATATACATATAAATCAGGGTCATTATCTTTAGTATTTGATATCGGTTCTAAAATAATATCTTGAGCTAAAAACGGTACTTCTCTCCATGTATTATCATCTGCGTCAACGATACTTATGACTTCTACAATATCATGATTATCTTCTTCAATTATAATTTTATCATAACGCTTAGCTTTACCAAAATCAAATGTTTTAGTTTTTAAATTACCGGCAATTGCTTTAACTGTTTTCTTAAGTAAATAAAATTCCGGATCCTTTGTCGAATCATTAATTTGATATACGGTAATTTCCGTTGGAGATAAACTAGACGTTTGTGCAAAATTTGCAGGTTCCAATGTTCGAAATTCAATTCCTTTTTCTGTTGCTACTCGCATACCTTCATTAACAGTTAACGCATAACGTAAATCAGGTGCATAAGATCCTCCTGCATCTACTGCGGGAATTATAATATATACGTCTAAATCTACAATAGCCGGTATTGAATTTTTGCTTTGATACCCCATTGCTCTGGATATCGATAGTACATTAGCTTTACCCGCTGCTTCATTAAGCAACGTTTCTTTAAATTGATAATCGGTATAATATGACAATACATCGCCTATATAAGATGACATTTCCATTATCATCATACCAGGGGACGATTCATTAAAATCGTTATATGTATTAGGAAAATATGATTTTGCAAATTCGATTAAGTTATCTCGAAATTGCGCAAAATCCCTGCCTAAATAGTTTATTTCTTTTTTATTTGCCATATTATTCTATTACTTGTATTGTTGATGGAGTATAAAATATTACTATAGGTACATTTGCGCCATCATTAGTTATTTTTACCCATAAACGTAAATAAATTCCATGTTGTTCCATTCCATTAACAGTACCAAAAAAGCCCTCGACCTCTAAATCTTCTAAAATAATGTATGGTAACCAATATTCAATTGCAGTACGTACGGATCTGTCTATACGCTCAAATATAGATTCGTTTAATTGTTCGAACAACATTTTTTGAATATTCGTTCCAAAAAATGGTTGCATCGGACGTTCTCCTTGAATAGTCAATAATAAATTTTTTAAATTACTTATTGCTTGTTCTTGGGTCGTATAAGATAATTTAAATAATGTACCATCCTCTCCGGTCATAGGTAGCATTATACCTACAGCCACGTCCGGAAGTAAATCAATTGGATTTATTTTACGTACATTAGTTGGCATTAATTACCTTTTTTCTTATTAATAGCTTTCATTAAAGAACGGTAATCTCTTGTTAAAGCGGTTTTCACTTCTTCAGGAACTGCTTGAGGCGGTATGCCGTCCGGAGTAGCATCTATTTTTCTGTTATCTACAAATTTAGGAGTGCCCATTATCGATGCAAAATTAGTATTCATACCACCCATTTCCATTGTAGGCCATTCCGAATAGTCGTTATGTTCTGCTGGTATCGGGCCCGATGTGCGAGCCGTTTCATTTAATAAACTATTTAATAAAGGATCTTTAGTAAATTGTTTTTGTACTACAGTTTTTTTAGGCTTAGGTTTATAGTCATAAACGGGTTCTGAAGGCTTAATTGTATTTTCAATTAATCTGTCAGTAGATATATCTCTAATAGCTTCGGATACCGCAGACTTAACTTCTTCCTTAATAATCTTACGTAATACTTGTACGAATTCTTTAGTATTCATGATAGATATCTTTTTAAATAATTATACTGAAAAGTAATTATTTAGTTTTAGATATCTGGCTTAATAAGGTATTAATTTGTCCTTGTAATTGCGCTACCTGTGACCAATTCGGATTTCCTGTTAGTGGTCCCGATGGGCCCACCCCTGTAGCTACGAAGCATGCGCCTAATGCAGTAATTAAATTATTCATCCATGTAGCCCATTTTTGACCGAAAATAATAGGCTCAGTGGCTTGTGCCCCTAAATGAATAGCGGGGCTATCGACAGTAAATTTAGATTTAGCATCAATTGCTATTTTATCTGCTGATATATGTACGCCTTTTTTAGCATACGCTAAAATATCTTCCTGCCTAGCATTTAAAATTAAACGACCTGAATTTAAAAGTATTTGATTTTTTTCGTATTTTGCTTGTATACTAACTTCATTCGCAGCTTTTTTTGCATCCGATGCGGGTTTTAATGGAAGCTTTTGGTCTGAAGTCATGATAATAAGGCTATCATCTTTTTCTAGATCTTCTGCATAAAATTTATGCGCCGGTCCTAGAAATTTACTATTACGTAAAACGGTTATAGGATCGCCTGCAGATCCTTGGTCCCACATTGTAGGCTTTTTGAAAATGCCTTTATTTTTTTGTGTAGAAGAAAAACGTAATGATTGTCCGTACCGGCCTTCTAAAATAACGTCGCCTACGTAATGTTGTATAAATGCAGATTTATTACTTTCTTCGAAATTATCATCAACTGCAGGATTACCGGATTGTTTAGTCGATCCAGCCGCGGCTGCTGCAAATCCGTCAGCTCCTCCACTTGCAGTAACTTTACCAGAGGTAGGGACACTGTTATGGTCTATTAAACTTTGTATATTAAGATTATCTAAATAATATAAAGTAGTATTACTGCCCATTGAAGATATAGCTGCGCTAGGCCCTTTAAGAACCATTACTATTTCTCCTTGAATTGGTACTTTACGTAAATATGGATTTAATGGTTTAGCTTGTACAGCGGAAGGATCGCCATCATCTTCTCCTTGGCCAGGTCCTAATATTTTACATTTAATACTTTGTATAAAATTAGGATTTGTATCCTCATATTCTACACTTAATACTTCTGCAAATGCAAATTGAAATTCTTGATTATTAATTGAGAAATTTCTCACTGATCTTCTCCCGTATCCAATTGCTTTTGTTCAGCAGCTAAATCAATTACTTTAGAATTTATTTCTATATCGGAATTTTCTATTGTATTTAATTCTGCTAATAACTGTTGTTTTTCTTCTTCCGAAAGTAGATAACCGCTACCCGTTTCTGCTTGAGCTTTTGTATTAGATGAAATTAAACGTTGAACGACCGCAGCTAATTTAACTAAATGCTCGTCATTCTTAACGCCTACTTCTAAATATTCTTTAATTAGAGGTACTATTAAAGTTGCATCCCCTACATTTTTAATGAGGGGTTTTAACTCTGCAATCAGTAAATTAATTTGACGTTCTTTCTTTTTTGAATTGTCATAAACGTCTTTCATTAATTCGGAAAATGTTTTTCCTTTAAATAATTCTATATCGAAATCCATCAAAAATAATTATCAACTAAAGTATCTTTTTGATTTAATACGGAAGGATTGATATTACCAGTTATTTTATATTCCTGATAAAGTAAAAAATACATGCGTTTTAATTGATTAACAATTTTAGTAATATATTGCGTACGCATTCCCGTACGTTCACGTATCATAATGTATAAAGCCTTTTTATTATATTCTTCAATGTTATGTCGCTGTTTAAATAATTCTAAAACTGAATCTGCTACTCGAATTTCTTCTTTTGTTTTAAAAAAGACGTTTAAATTAGAATCTATATATTCAATAAATACGTCCATAAATTCTCTTTTATGTTCTATATCAGTTTCTCGAATAATTTCGTTAACTACTTTTCTATGCGAATCGACTACTTCTAATGCATCTGTATTTTTAAATCGATTATAGTTATTGTTATTATGATTAATAAGATAATTCTTTGCTACTATACTGAAATATGAAAATGCCTTTCCTTTTCCTTGGGTGTATTTATGAATCTTCTCATTTAAAAAAGCTACTACTTCATGTTTAACATCTTCGTATGGAATATCAAAATGATAAAACTTAAAAGTATGAATAATATTTTCAGCTAATTTATCAAAAGGATATTTAATATGAGCTTCATAAATTTTATTACGGTCAGCTAACGAAGTAGTTAAATTGTATTGTACAATTGCATTTTCAGTTTCTTCAGTAAAGTAATTTTTCTTTTTTCTTGTTGCCATGTTACTGTAAAAATTTATTTATATCTTCTTGGATATTTTTAAGTTCTTTAAAGAAAAATCCAACTTCATCATCGCTTTCAAAAGATCCTTTATAATCTATTTCTTTTAACTTTTTATTTGCATCATCAATTACTGCTTCAAATAAAAGCATTTTATTATATAGTTCTTCGTAATCATTAGCAATTAAATCTTGAGCTTCTTCCATTTGCTCATTTCTTTTTAAGAGATTTACGTTAATGTAAATACTAATTCCTAAAAGTATTACAAGTAATATTATTGTAAGTATCATAATTTATTATTTAAATAATTCATCAAACATATTTTTCAAATTATTATCTACCACCGGATCATTTACTTTTTTAGTACTATGTTTTGTAGCTACTGTTACTACTTCTGCTTTAGTTCCTTTATTATGGTCTTCAACTAAAGTAGCTAAATGATCTGCGTGATGTAATAATATTGGTAAATTAGATTTCAAAGCCATATCTGAACTATGTGCCATAAAATATCCTTCATTACCTTTTGAATATAAACCGTCATGTAATTTAATAGCTAAATATTCATTTTGAGTAACAGGTATTCCATGTTGTTGTAACAAATATAAACTTCTATCCGGCACTTTCATGTAATCAATATTGCCATTTAATTTATAAATTTGCCCCCGTTCTTTATGCCATTGCGAATCGTTAGGAATATAATATTCTCCTTCTTCAGTTCCTATTTTACCTAAATCATGATTTAATGCACTAAAGATTAATTCTTCAAAAGTAAAAGTGGTTGTTCCGGCGTTTACTTTACTCCATACATCATATAAAGCTTTTGACATATCACATACCCGAAGTACGTGGTCCAAATATCCGCCAGGAAAACAATTATGTCTATCTGCATGAGAACTTGCAGGAGCGGTCATTATCCGCTCCGCAAATTTTTCATACATTTTAATTAACTGCTCTTTTCTAGGACTAGAAATGTAAGTATCAATTACCTTAATTAAGGTTTCCCAATTTTTAATTGCTGTATCTGTAGACATATTTTATAATATTGTATCTATTAACCCGTATTCTAAAGCCATTGAAGATGTCATATAAAAATCTTTACGTGCTTGTTTTCTCCAAAATTCCAAATCCATTTTAGAATGTTGAGCAAGTAACTGAAATGTTAAATCTTCTAAAGATTCTAAATGGTCTGCATTCGCTCTGATATCCGATGCTTTACCTTGATTAGCAGTACTAATTTCGTGCACCATAACAGAAGTCATTCTACTTGCAGCTCGCGCGCCCGTCGTACAAGCTAACATCAATGCCGCAGCGGACATTGCTCGTCCTCTAGCAATCATATTAACTTTAATAGGAAGGCTTTTGATATAATCAATAATACCTAAAGCTTCATATACGTCACCACCATCAGAATTAAGTAATACTGTAATCGGCGCATCTTTTTGCGATTCGTCCCTATTTTCTAAAATAGTACGTACTTTAGATATAAAATCAAATAATAATCCTAATACAATATCGCCATGTATATAGATTATAGAATCTTTAACGCTAAACCCATAATCAATTTCTTTATATATCGATTTATCTGGATTGGTAGCAGATTCTGCTTTATTACCAATATTTATCGATGCCTCTTTATGCGGTTCATCGTCATACATGCTGTTGTTTAATTTCATAACTTATTTTTATTTATTATTAATATATAGATTTTTTATGTAAATAAAAAATTTATTTTAATTTACTTAGTTGCCTATTTAATTTTTGTATAGATCTTTGAAGTTCAGCTCTCTTTGTTTTACGGTTTTCATTAAACATTAAAGCCTTAAGTTTTTGTATTTCAGTACCTAATTTAGCTTTAAGCTGTTCTTTATCTTGTTTTGATATTTTTTGTTTTTCTTCTTTTATAGGCATAACCGTAGGTTTTATAGTATTTTTTAATTCCGTTTGTTCTATTCCTTTATGATATACAGTGCCATCTGTATGTACATATTCTTTCATGAACTTCCATCCCCTCGGTTTATCTGATTTAACGTTACCTTTAATTTCCGGCCCTTTAACCATTTTACTTACACATCGCCAACATTTAACTTTAGCAGCTTTAACATCGACCTTTTCGACGATACGATTACATGTATCGCAATTAAGTTTTTTAAATGTTCCCATATAAATTAATTTGAAATTCCGCCTGCATAACCTATTTTATTACGCATATTTTTTATATCAATCGAATTATTTTCTTTCGATTCTTCATATATACTTTCTACTACTATATTATCTTTAATAATTTCCGGCGTTTCATTTTGTTTAACCTCAGTTTCTTCAACTTCAGATATAGTAGGTTGATCTAATATTTCAGGCTGTATACGATCGTCTAATACAGTATCTAATGGTTCATTAATTGATAAAGAACCAATTGAATTTTCAATTGTATCATCTTTTTTTGATAAAAAATTAAATGCAATTAATAATGCCATTGCCAATGGATCGAATACAATTACAAATAATAAAATAAACCAATTGACTACTTTATCCATATCAGCATTCGATACGTTTGAAAGATATTCTAATGGCCCTAATTCAGATGTTTTAGAAGCATTTAAGGCAGAGCCTTTAATAGCTACATCATATGTATATACTGAATCTTGTAAGACTGTAATTTTATTTAAAATTGTATCTATATTCGAATTAAGTTTACTTATTTCTGCCTGAGTACGTGCCAAATTTTTAGATATAGAATTTATACTTCTATTGTTCGTAGCTAATGTACTTAATACTTGATCGCTAGTTTTTGAATTTGAATTTAATCCTTCTAATTGTTTATTTTTAAGGTCTAACTGTTTATTTAAATTAGATATTTGAAATTCAAATGAAGATTTTTTATTCGTTAAACTATCTGTCGATGTTTTAGCTAAATTATATTCTATTTTCGTTTGCTGATATGCATTAGATAAAAATCCATATATACCCATAGAGGTTATAATTGCTAAAATAACCACTGCAATAGTTAAATACGTTTTAAGAACAAAGCTTATTTTTTTCCAGTATTGATAAAGGAACGAAGCCGCTACTAATTTAGAAAATTCTAATGCCCCGGCCATAATGATAACAGGTAATGCCGCGCCCGCAAATAACATGGATAATCCAGTTATTGAAAAGAACCCAGCACAACCTGCTAATAAAAATGCTAATAATCCTAATAATATTTTTAACGTTGGTTTATTCATCTTTCATCATATTCTAATTCTAAACGTTCAATAATATACGATAAATCCTTGTTAATATATTCTAATACTTTAACAGCTTCGGCGCCGCTAATGTCAGAATTTTCTATACGTTTTTTAAGTGTATTTAATTTAGTAGTCTGGGCTTCTAATTTTTCTATTGTGTTTCTTTTATTTCTCATATTGGTTGTTTTTATTTTATAAATATCAAATATTATACTTTTTACGATATTCTAATAATGCAAGCTCTTTCGCTTTTGCTTCGATCATAACATCAACATCATTATCATATGTTTGAATATAATTCGATATAAAATCGGAATGTGCTTGCAATTTTATTTTACTATTATTTTCATGTAACGCTTTAGATTCCGAATAATGTACTACCGGTCGAATATTTTTAGGCCATGTACTACCTGCTAATGCCATTGCTTCTTTATGAGACATTCCACCCGTATTAAAATCATGATGATGAATATCAAATACTATAGGAATTCCTAAATCTTGATAAACCGAATCATATAAATCTTTAACGGAATACATACTTTCTTTATCATCATTTTCTAATGTTAATCGTTTTTGGCACGATAAAGATAAACGTTTAAAATTCTGTTTCCATCTATGTATAGCAACTTCTTTATTCCCATACGTAGCGCCTACATGAATATTAATTTTATTAAACGGCGTTTCATCTAATTTAAGTAAATCAAATAAAGTCGAATGCATTTCTAAATCTAAAATAGTATTTTGAATTACATCTTCTTTATCGGATGCTAATAAATTAAATGGACCGGGATGAGTAGTTAAACGTATATTATTAATACGTGCATAATCGCCGCAATCATTAAGTACTTTAACTATTTCATTGTAATCAGGTAATTGTTTAATATCAATTTTATTACCCCAAGGAAATAAATCGCTACCTATTCGAAAAAAATTTATATTATTATTTACATTCCATTCCAATATCGATCGTAGATCCTTTGCGTTAGCTAACGCTAACTGAGATGCGTATGGAAGTCCTTTAGCATCTAACGTCGATTTGCGCATCGCGCGTCCCGTTAATATACCTTTTTTACCTAAGGTCATATTAATACAGGCATACCCTAAATTATTCATTTTCTATGATTTGAGCTTCGTCTATTTTTTGACAAAAATAATATATTTCATCTTTATGAAAAACAATATCGCAATGTAAGTGTTCTTTCCAAACTTCTACTACTGGTTCTAAATCTTTTTTAACTTTACGTTTAACGATATAAAGAGTGTCTTTAACCGTAATAATTTCTTTTTTAAACATTGTCTTTTGGTACAATAGGATTAGCAATATCTAACACTTTATATACTTCACAATATTCTTGTTTTTTAAAAACTGATATTAAATTCTCTGGTATTGAAATTTTATCTAAAATTACGCCTTCTAAAGACATATCTAAAATTGCGTAGGCCATATATTTTCTAGAATATGAGTTGAATATAACTAATTCATTGATGAAAATTACATTAACTTGAGAATTATAATCAATGGCTTGATCTAATACTTTAGAAATAACTTCTCTATACGAATTACTATTAATATTAGTAGAAAAAGATTCTTGGTCAATCGAAGGAAAGTCAGAAATTTCTGAATCGTAATAATTCGTACAAATAAGGTCATATAAAAACAGAAGTTTTTCGTCTTCTGGTAATGACATATAAAAGTCATATTCCGAACTATCGATATGGAAACTGTCAAATGGCATATTCATATATAAATATTTTATTAATTATTTATAATTTATTTTATTTTATATTATATTATATTAATTATATAATTTATTAATATTAATTATTTATATAAATTTATATGATTTTTTTCAATTTTCCAAATTTTATTTTGTAAATAATAGGCCTAGTTGTATCCATGGATACAAATTCTTGTTTAATTATGAGTTCGGCTTCCGTCCACGCTTTTTTGGCGCTGTAGCTACTTCCTTTTTATGTTTCGATTTAACTGCAGGTTTCGAAACTTTTTTCGAAGGTTTTTTCTTGGGCTTCGATGCATCGTTCATTACTTGAACAGATTGCAATGCAGCTACTACCATATCTAGATCTTCAATACGGTCTTCTGCCTCGAATAAATGCCGTTTTGTATTAGTATATTTTCTATATAATACAGTATTAATAATAACACTAAATACTGTTATAATACTTAAAATTAATAGTTCCATATTATTCCTTATTCTTTTTAGGTAAATCGTACATTTTTAATTTTCTTTTCTGATCGTAAGTTAATTTAACGTCATGTAATGTTTCAATTAATTTATTTACTTCGGATAATGTAATCGGCATTTTATGTGAACCTACAATTAAATTACCTACTGTAGGATTTTCTCCGTATGCAGTATTTTGTTCAGTTAAATAATTAGTAAATTCAAAATCAATATGCCAGAAAAATTTTCCTTTTCTTACATCTTGTTTTTTTTCATCGCTAACCGCGAATGAATGATTAACGTATGAGCTGTTGTAATCGTCCATAATTTTATAGTTTATTTAAATACGTAGAACATTGTATCGCCTAATAAATAATCGGCGCGTACAATAACTTTTTTATATGTCGTTAATAAGTGATTTAATATTTTACCTGCATCATATATAGAATATGAAGTTATTTGATCTTCTTGTACATCTGCTTGGTTTGTAATTACATTAAATGCAACTGCAAAATTACATATATTATACATTTTATCTACTGACTTAAATAGTCGAGTATATTGATCATCTAAAGGATCGAGAAAATAATTACAAGCTACTACCCAATTATATTTGTTATTAGTTTTAAACGTAGTAAAATCTTGTAAATGTATATTATCTATATTATATTTTTCTTTACCCGCATTAAGAACAATTTCATTATTATCAATTCCATAATAATTTGAATCTAAAAATACATCTTCGTATTGTTCTTTAATATATGCAAATAAATCCCCACGACCGCAGCCGACATCCAAAACTGATTGATTGACATTAAAAAAAGTAAGTGCTGATCCGTACGTTAAGATTTGTTCGTTAATATTCGAATAACCTACTAGTATAGAGTCATCCTGTAAAAACGTATCAGGAACGGTTTCCGTCGTGACGGATTTTTTCTTTTTGAATATAGAAAATATGTTTTTCAAAACCTTTATTTAAAAATAAATATACTCTCGGTTAGATTTTTCTTTAGAAATTTTACCTTTATTTTTACGGGTTTCAATACGATCTTGCTTATCTAATTCAGAATACATATCTACTCTTAATGGATGCGTTCTATTAAAATTTTGAGATGTTTTAACCGATAATAAAGCAGAGTCCCAGGCCTGTTCTTTTGTAGACTGATTGGGTAACAGTAAATCGGACAGAATATTAACTAAATTACCATCTTCCGTTTCGTAACCGATAAAATATCCATTTGTAGCAGTATATAATTTAGCCGTTGGATATTTCTTAAGAATTTTTTGATGTGCTTTCATATATTATTATTTTACTTCATAAAAATAAGAATATATTTTGAAAAATACAAATTAAATTAAACGTTTCTTGTAATAAATAGTTTCATTAATTACAAAACAATTAATTGTATCCGGCATTAGCCAAAGATCCAGTACCAATAAGTTCTGGCAATCCGAATTTTTGATATTGATCATAACCTGGCAATCCCAATGCCACCGAACCGTTTGTTGGATGGTAATGCACTGTTATCCAATTATTGTAATTTTCTGCTCGCACCTGATCAATGATGCTGTTAGATACGTTGTCGTTTGGACAAACTAAATAGATTAAATCATTCATAACTTTTATTTTTTAGTAGTTGTTTATGTAAGTTGATAACACTAGGTTATCACTGAATTTTTTTAAATAAGTAAAATCTAACTCATAAGTACCCCCTGGAGCTCCAACTGTCGTTGGAATTGCATACATTTTACCGTTTAATGCCATGGTAAGTCCGCGAATTACTCCCGGAATAGAACCAAATGTTGATACAGTTCTATTATACACATTTATTCTTAAAACTACACCGGTGTTACCAGCTGCATATATGTTTCCATCGGGCGATAAACACGCGCTTCCATATTTTTGCGTACCGCTCGGTGTTATACTTCCAAATTGAGTAACAATGCGTCTGTATGGATTGAATTCTATGACACTTGTTGGATTCTGAAGTGGTACAAAATAAATATTTCCGTTTGCGGCTAATGCTCCGGCATTCCAATCTCCGTTAGTCGGTGTTAACGGACCGCTACCAGTTACATATGTGCCATTATTTATGTCGATAATCAACATTGTGTTTGACGTTTGCGGGCCGCATACTGCTATACCAAGGGGATGTAATTGAATGCCGATTACTTGGGGTAACTGAGTTCCGGCTGGTGGTGATATAAATCTGCTAATTGTTCTGTTTGTTGGATTTATTAACAGTGCTGCATTATTAACTCCACCGTTATCTGGAGCACATAGAATTGTACCATTTGGCAGTGTAATGGCTCCTGCTTGATATCCAAAACCGGTAGTATTTCCAAAAGTAGAGACTATTCTTCTATCCGGATCAATTTCTAACACTGTCGTTGCTAGTAGAGGCGCACAATATATTTTACCATTTTGGCCTAATGCTCCTCCCGCGTACTTAGCAGCGCCGGCTGCAACTGTTCCAAAGGTTGTCAATGTACGACGAATTGGATCAATTTCCATTACATTGGTTGCAGTGGACGGTGCACAATATATTCTACCATTTCTAGCCAATACACCGCCAAAATATGAATTTGTAGTTGTTCCTGAGCCTATTCTTGTAATTGTTGGCAATCGATTAGCATTACCAGAATTTTCTCGCACAATAGCACGCATCTCATTTAGAACATCAACATATGCATTTGTAGGTGACGGAAATCCATAAGCCATCTCCTGTGGAGATCCTACCGATGCTCCATATCCTGTCGATGGTTTATCTTGCTCACCCACAGGTGTACCATATGCCAAATCATTAAATAATGCCATTAATAATCACCCCCTCGAGCTATAACATCAGTAGCATCCTGATTACCAGCATATGCTGATATTGAGCATGATAATGCGCTGCCTGCCGGCAAAATTAAGCCTCCAGGAAAAAACATTGTTTGTGTCGCACCAATTGCTGATACTGATGGCGTAACCGCGGCTATTGCCACCTCTTGTAATAGTCTTAAATTTGATTGAGCGCTTCCTGCAACTGGTGCGTAATATAATCGACCTACCATCGCAGAGTTTACTGTGGTTTGCCCTGTTGTTGCTGTTGTAAATGTAACAGATTCTACTCTAGAGCCTGATGGGCCTGCTAAGAAAAGTCCACTTACTGACTGTACAGAACCATCTCTTGCCGAGGACGATGCTGTTAACCTTACTGTACCTATATCAGGTGTTAGTACAAAGATTGGTGATGTGTTTTGTGCCATATTGTTATTTTGTTATGAGAAATTATAATACATGTAAACATTTAATGCTGGTGGTAGTGGTGTTCCTGGGGATGTTACATTAAGTGCATGTGATGCTGTTATTGCCCAACTAGATGTTCCAAATAATGAACCAGTAATACCATCACTTACAATTAAAGAACCAGTTACATTTAATCCATTAGTGTAATTACCACTACCACTAACATCTAAAGTATACTCAGGTAATACTTTATTAATACCAACTCTACCGTTAGACATTGATCCGGAAAACGGATTACCGACTGGATTGTTATATGATCCAGTGGCAAATATTATCCCACCTAAATTTATTGAATCTTGAGTATCGTTAGGTAGAGTAATATTAGTACCTATTATAATATTATTACTTTTAATACTACTACCACCTGCAGTTGCTTGTCCTGCTTGATATCCGATTAAGACTGAGTAAGATGCACTAAATGATGCTCGACCTGCTTGATAACCTAAAAAATTTGAATGATATGCCTCAGTAGCATCTCGACCTGCATAATATCCTAAAAAGTTTGAGTAATTTGCATTAATAGCTGTATATCCGGCTTCTAAGCCTAAAAAGTTTGAGTTATTAGCATTAATAGCTGTAGCTCCAGCATAAGGACCTAAAAAGTTTGAATAGTTTGCATTTGTAGCTCCTTCACCAGCACCAGGACCTAAAAAGTTTGAACCGTATGCGTCTGTCGCTTCATATCCAGCATTATAACCTAAAAAGTTTGAATAGTTTGCATTTGTAGCTGTGACACCAGCATAATATCCTAAAAAGTTTGAACCGTTTGCATTTGTAGCTACATATCCAGCAAGATATCCTAAAAAGTTTGATCCAGCTGCGTCTGTCGCTTCATATCCAGCCTCAGAACCTAAAAAGTTTGAGAAGTATGCATTTGTAGCATTACCACCAGCATTAGAACCTAAAAAGTTTGATTCAGCGGCATCTATAGCATTACCACCAGCACTAGGACCTAAAAAGTTTGATAGATATGCATTTGTAGCTCCACCGCCGGCATTAGAACCTAAAAAGTTTGAGTTGCTTGCGTTTACTGCTCCGTCACCAGCACTATATCCTAAAAAGTTTGAGTTGCTTGCGTTTACTGCTCCGTCACCAGCATTAGAACCTAAAAAATTTGAACCGTATGCGTTTGTTGCTCCGTCACCGGCATTAGAACCTAAAAAATTTGAACCGTATGCGTTTGTAGCTCCACCGCCAGCACTAGGACCTAAAAAGTTTGATCCAGCTGCATCTGTAGCTCCGTTGCCGGCACCACTTCCTAAAAATATACTATCGGCGGTATTAGGAGTATTAGTTGATAGCGGTGCTGTTGAATATATAGTTGAACCGGTTACGGTTATTGGTCTCGATGATGATATTGCATTTGTAGCCCAGGATGAAGTGATATTGTATGTACCTGTTGAAAGGAAGGAGGCAGTTAAAGCATTGCTGCTTGAAATTGACCAAGAAGCAGTGATATTGTAAGTACCAACAGGTAAGTAAGAAGCTGTTGATGCGTTTAAACTATTTGAAGATGATTGTGCCCAACTTGCAGTACCAAATAATGAACCGGTAAATCCTGCTGATGCACTTACCCATCCGGTTATAGTCTGATTTCCAATAAAAGTATTAGAACCTGTTGTTGCTAATGAAGCTGATTTTGCTACAAATATTGGGTCGGATTCTGGCCCTCCTCCTACTGCTGATGAAGCAGTATAAAATAATTGACCGGTACTACTATCGTATGTTAGTACATTTGTTTGCGATGTTGTTGTTAGTGCAGGAAAAAATACAGTACCGGATGCTACCATTGATCCAGTTAAAGATAATGTAGTACCATTAAATCTTAAATTTTGTTCACCATTTAATGTATTGGAAGTTCCGGTAGCTGTAATTAAGTAATCATTTATATTATTGTTAATAGTTACTCCGGATCCTCCACCACCATCAATTGATATAGTAACCGCCGTACCAACTATAGAAGCTGTAACTGCCGATCCTTTAAACCAAATAGATGAAGCTGATGGGGTCATTAAAATCGGAGTAGCACTTCCGCTGTAAATTGATAAACTGGAAGTTAAATATCTATTCGCTAAACTTGCAGTACCTATAAATTTACCGTCGGGGTCTACATATGATAATAATGATCCGGTCTTTGATCTAAACTCCACTAAGTTATTTGGACCATTAATATACATTAAAGTAGATGGTGTATAATAACTACTTATTGTTAAACTAGCAGTGTCAATAGCATACACATATCCTGCTCGAGCAGGTTTACTTCCAATTGTTTCATTAGTACCTCCTAAAACCGAGTATCCTATAGGGCCTATATCAGATCTATCTAAAGCTATTAATTTATTTATATTTGAACTTGAAGCAAATGATGGATTAGATACTCCATAATAAGCGGCACCGTTTGCATATGATTGTGCGTAGGATTGTGATTGAATTGTGTATCCACTAGAACCTGATGTTATTTTAACTACTGAGAGTAAATCTGTTGTGGGGGAATATCCAAAGGCATAAAAACTATTAGATACAGCTAAAGCATTAGTAATATAATAATGATTATTTGCCGGTGTAAAAGTTGCAACAGGTGAGGCCCAATTAACTGGAGATACCGATGCGTCAAATATTTGAAATGAATTTAGCTTGCCGAGTATAACAGATTTAGTGGTACTATTATACGTTATAACACTACCCGCTGATACGGCGCTGCCGGTATTAATAGCTATTAATTTTGGTGGTGATTGATTAAAATCAATTTCTGCTATAGCAGGAATATTCCCATTATTAGGTAAAGATATAAATGTATATAGTTTCTTTAAATCATTATTATATGTACCTTGGGTTGTCCGTGCCCCGGCAGCACTAAACGTATTTCCATTAAATGATCCACTAAATATTTTATTTAAGGGTATTCCAAAAGACGCTGTTAAATCAGGAGTTAGATTCACAAATGATTCACTAACAGGTGTACCTGAATCAAATGTA